CAGTTCCATTATCATTAGTTAACTTAAATGAATTATGTAACGTTTGAAAGGCCACTTCTTCTGGAGGAGTTTGTGCTCCACCCACTTCAAAGTAAAATATTTTTACCGGTTTATCTGTCTCTAACCAAATAGGAAAAGTTTGTTCATATTCTCCTGGACCCATTGTGAATGTCCATTGATTATCACCCTGTACAACTCCTAAGAATGAATTACCCCAACCATCAGCAGCTGCATCTCCTATCCACAGTTCATAGTTACAATTAGGATATATATCCATTGCTGTTGCATTCTCATCATAGTTAAATGCATTTTCATTTATACAACCATATACATGTTCTGTAATACATGAGCCGTCATCTATAACAGCTTCTGGATTAAATTCTTGATATGCTGCATCAGTACATCCTGCAACATTATCTGTCTCACATATAATAGCTTGTTGCCATCCTGAATAAGCTACACTACCAAAACCAACACCAACATTTTCTTGTGCTGCATTTAACCAAGTTCCAGAAGATAATTGAGTTATTGTATCTCCATTACAACCTCTAATAAGAACATCTCCATCTAAAGTTCCACCTGTAGTTGAACCAGCTAAACCATCACCATATGTATCTGATATAATAAATTCAAATCCAGCTTCCATTACACAGTAAGAATATGAAAATGTTTGACCTATATCTTGATAATCATAATCTCCATCAATATGTTCATCTATTACACCACCACTAATTAATGACCAACCTGTTTCACTTGGCCAATTGTCTAATGTTATATCTACTGTTATAGAAGTATATCCCACATCACATGCTTGACCTCCACAGGATCCATCATCTACTGTAGCCCATGGATTATAATTAGGAGCATCATCATCTGTACATCCTTGTGTACATGGGTATGGTGTATAGGTTAAAGTATCTGACATAGTACTATCAGCAAACATTGCTTGGAATGAATATTCCTCTTCCCAATTAGGAGGCATTTGACCGTTACCAGTATAAACACCCCATATACCATTATTTATATTAACATCAAAGTTGTAAGAGTTAGTGTTTTCACCACTATAAGTTATTTGAATTACATTACAATTAGGATTATCTGAGGCTTCCCAATTCCAATAAAGAAGTGCTTGACCACCATCACATATTTGATCTACAAAGGGTTCACCCCATCCTTCACATGGTGGATATTCACATAAAGACTGATCATTTACATCAGCATCTGGATTATAATTTGTTGCGTTTTCATCCATACAATCAATTACTGCAGGCTCTGGAGGAGCACAGGGAGCAATTGTAAGAGACTCAATTAAACCTAAACCGTAATTACCTGATGCATAAAATAAAGTATCTTGACACTCGTTAGATATTAAACAATAACCATCAGTTGGCCATGATAAACCATCACCCCATGAATCCATTAATTCAAAAGTATAATCCCCTGAATCTAATTCTATAAATTGATAAGCGTTAGGTTGTTGACTTTCATAATAACCTTCTGGTACAGATACTGTATCTTCAGCATTATATAAACTCCATGATACTTCTTCTGCATAATTGTCAAATTGAAATTGTATTTCTACCCAACTATTTTGTGAAATTACCAGTAAGGGTAACAGAAATAAGAATATTAGTTTTTTCATATTTATACATTTTCTTTACATTCCCAGTGAGAAAACTCAATTGATCCTTTGCTACCACTAGAAAGATTAGTAGCCCAAAGATCATATCCTTTTTTAAGTCTGTAAAACATTGATTCACTAGGTCCTAAAGCTCCAAATACATTACCTTTAGAACCACCACTAGAAGCTTCATGTAAATTAAAGCCTGTAGTACCGTTATTTTTAATAACTACCATTGCATCATTAGAACCTGAATATCCTTGTTTAATAATTCTAGCATCTGATCCGGCATTTATATATTTTATTCCTTTTGAAACGGCAGGTGCCTGAACAGTTATAGACATATGTTCAGTTATATGTGTAGGATCTGGAGTTACACCATCTTCATTTATAATAATTTGTATATTTAATTTTGAATCAGCCATGTTAATATCCTCCTGTAGTTGTTGAACTATTATTATTCATTTTGTTTGGTCCACCTATATTTTTTCTACTAAATACTGCATAGTCTACTACTGTATTTACACCACTATTATTATAAATATTAATATTTCTACCTACATCTGTTCCTGATGCAATAGGAGAAGCAGCATTTATCCATGTCCACTCTCCTGCATAAAGTCTTTGATTTACTATAGTTCCACCACTACCAGAATGTTCAGCGGCTTCAATATATTGTCTTACTTCAATATAACAACTAACATCTGTACTTGTATTTTTTATATAAGCAAAAGTTCCTTTTTCATTATAAGGAGGATCTGTTTCAGCATTATTTCTTCCTACTAAACTATATGATTCTCCAACAATTAGTTTATAGGATCCAGTTTCTACAATGTCACCCACTTCTAATGTCATAGAATTAGAAATGTTTATACCACCATAAGTATCTGCATCATTCAGACTTATATTTACTTGTATTTGTCCCATAACTATTATCTGTACACATCTAATGTAAAGTATCCAAATTCTACTTTACACTGTGCAGTATCTGCTCTTAGTGCACATGCTTTTGAACTATCAACACAGAAAAAACTAACCTCTCCTGGACCAACTCTTAAAAGAGCAGTACTTGCTAGCTTAATGCTAACATAATTAGTTACATCTTTATTATACACATATACATATGCTGCTTCACCAGCAGCTGGAGTTACTACAGCTGTATCACCACCTGTTGCAACATCTGCAGTTTGAACTTGAATAGCAGGATTTTTTACAGATAATAATTTAGTTAAATCAAAAGTAAATATTTCTGAAGAAACACTACTAGTACTTAAAGCTATTTGTGCTTTTAATTGAGCCATATCTTAAAATTTACTTATTAATATTTATCTAATGTCCAATATCCGTATTCTATCTTTACTGTTCCAGTACTTGCTGTTCCTTTTACAGCTATTCCATCATGAACGCACATAAAAAGCACTTCACCTGGTCCAACCTTTAAAGTACTTGTACTACCAAATGTAACAACTAAGAAATTGGTTGCATCTGTATTTTTTATATACATATACATACCGTCAGTAGCTGTTGCTCCAGCAGGAGCAGTAGCTAAAGTAGCAATAGTTGAAACAGATAAAGTACCAGTTTGAATAGCAGGGTTCTTAACGTTTGCAATTTTAGAGCTAGTAAAACTTACTCTATCTCTTGCAACACCAGAAGTTGAAAGTTGTAATATACTTGTTAAAGTTGCCATATTCTTTTACTTATTTATTAATTAACACTTATCTTTACAGCATGTTTTACCACACCATTTTAAACATATAGTATAGAAACTCACTATACATAATAATTTACATAAAAATCTTTTCATTTTAAAATTTATTTATTATTAATTCATCAATGTATTCCTGTACTTCTTTTTTAGTGGCTTTCATTGTAAATGATATATCTGCCTCATATCTTTCATCCTCTTCTCCATCATCTAAAATAAGTATAGTTGGTACAACAGTTATTTCATACTTAGTTTGAGCCTTACTATTTTCTGCTATATCAATATATTTTATTTCACAATCATTTAATTCATCTACCCATTTAACGTCATTAGATGAGTTCCATCCGGCATTAAAATGTATTACTTCTACTTGTGCACTAACTATGCCTGCAAGTAGCAGAAATATAATCATTAGGTTTTTCATTTCAAGTTGTCTATTTTTTCCTCAATCCTATCCAGATCATCTTTTATTTCTTCAACATCTTCCTGAGTATTCTCAATAGTAAGACGTATGTTTTTATCCTTCATATCAAACTCCATTCTTGTTACATCTGGTTCAGGTGGAATAGGAAGTTTTTTAGCTTCATCTATATCAGCTTGTAACATAAACCACATGCTGATAACTGTTGCCATTGCAAATCCAATTCCCACTAAGGTCTTTATACTAACCTTAAAACCTGAGTCTTCATTTAATTCCTTTGCCATAATCTATGCTGCTGAGAATATTCCTACTTCCAAAACAGGATCATCACCTCCAGCTGTAGAAAATGCTTTCATATCAACTGCTGCTTTCCATGGGAAAAATGCCCATTCTCCACCACCTAATACTATTTCAGTTACTCCAGCAGATAGTTCTATATTTATATTTTCTGTACCTCTATTTTTTAAATAGATCATAGTACCCTCTGCATAATAAGTTTGCTCTACAATAGTTTCACCAGCAGTAGCAGTATCAGTAATAGTTCTACTTGTTATACCACCAGCTAATACTGTTTTAGTTTGAGATAAACCTGTGAATGAAATTGCATCAGAAGTTATTCCTGAAACACTTAAATCTAATTTTGCCGTTAACGTTGCCATATTATTATTATTTTTTAATTATTTAAATTTATGCTGCTGAAAATACGCCAACTTCCAATATAGGAGCTTCATGTGTATTTGTTGCGTAACAAAGTAAATCTGTTGCTGCTTTCCAAGGAAACAATGCAAATTGTCCAGGTCCTAGAACTAAAGCATCAGTACCAGAAGTTATTTCTATTGTACAAGTTTCTGAAGTACTTCTATTTTTTAACCATACAATAGTACCAGATGCATAATAATCTGATTCAATAATGCTTTCTCCAGGAGTAGCTGTATCATTTATAGATCTACTAGTAATACCTCCTGCTACAACAGTAGGAGTCATAGAAACTAAACCTGTAGCTATATCATCAGCTGTTAATCCTGATACTGTTAAACCTACTTGTGCTGTTAAAGTTGCCATATCTTATATTTTTATTTATTATTCAAAAATTAACATCCATTCAACTTGTGTAGTTGCAGATGTACATTTTACATTTATATCTTCAGTTCCTTGCCAAGGTAAAAAAGCCCAATCATCTGGATCTAAAAAACCTAAGCTTTTAGATCCTCCAATAGTACCAAGAGTTATTTCTACTTGTGTAGAAGAACCGGTATCTGTATTCTTTATATATAACTTATGAGCTTTTGTATCTGTATAACTAGCAGCTGCTAATAGTTGAGTTTCTGTTGCTGCTGCAAATGTTTTTCTAGCTAAACCAGTTGTATCTTCTAAACCATCTGTAGTTCCTAATTTAGTTAATGTTGCTGTATCATCAATAGCTAATACAGAAGTTAACAAACTTCCTGCTGCACTATCTAATTTTAATTGAGCTGTAATTGTTGCCATATCTTAAATTTATTTTCCAGTTCTTTTCTTAGTTATATCAATAGGTTTTTGTCTACCTTGATTGATTGTTTTTTCTTTTTGTAGTTGGATTTGATTTAAGTTTATTTGTTTTTTAAGCTGTACATTCTCAGCTAAAACTCCATCAACAGCACCTGCAATTTTTTCAGCTTTTTGTTGATTCATAGCTTCTTGCCTCATGGCTGCTGCTCTTTTTGCAGCTATCATTGTTTGTTCTCTTTTAAGAAGTTGTGCTCCCATCATAACTTCTTGTGGAGTATACTTTGCACCATATGCTTTTTGTGCAAGTTGTTCGTTAGTCATTTGAGTTTGAGGAGTATAACCAGTATTCATATCTCTCATTGTCTGAGGAACATATCCACTCATATCTCTAGCCATCTGTGGTTTATATCCGCTCATATCTCTACCTGTTTGCGGTTTATATCCACGCATATCTCTAGTTGTCTGTGGTATGTAAGCTTTCTTAGCCATATCAAACTCTTTTTAATCTATCATTTTCAGCCTCAAGTGATTTAACTCTTTCACGTAGAGTAGCAACTTCAGCTGTTAAGTCAATTACCTTATCTCGGAGGTCATCTTTTTCTGCTGCACTTGTTCCCAAAAGATCTTCTAATTTACAAACTCTTTGTTCTAAACTATCAACATAAGCTCTTTCTCTTTGTTCAGCCATAGACTCTTTATTATAGTTAATATTAAGTTTTGATCTGTAATATCTCCACGCTTCTGCACTAAATAATACTGTCAGTGCTGTTATAATAACTGTAAAGATGTACTGCTCCATATAATAATATACTAAAAAATTATGAAATTCCGTACTTTACTCCGTAATAAGTGTTTAATTGATCTAATTGTACATCACTTAAAGCTTTATCCCATTGTAAAAACTCATATATTCTACCATTAAGTTGGTTAACACTACCTGGTGAACGGCCTAAATCAAAACTTACTTGTACACTGTTTGTTGTAAGGTCTTTATCTTCTGCACTATAGTCTACAGCAGTCGTGTGTACAAGATTACCATTTTTATAGATTTTTACTTGACGTACATCAGCTCCACCAGAACTAGCTTCTCCCATTACAATAGTCCAAGATTCTACACTACCAGTAAATCCAGTACCTGAATCTATATCCATCGCAGCATATGTAGGCCAATAATGAGCTTGATTATCAGTTGATTCTAAACCAAAAAGAGCTAATCTTCTGGCTGCATTTTGATACCCAAAATAAAAAGTATCATTTGAAGCTGAAACAGTATCATTCCTTAAAACAATAGATATAGTATGATTCTCATGATTAATAGTTGCTCCACCCATTTTTCCTGTACTAACATTACCAACTGTTATAAGAGAATGAAGATATTCTCTATTACCAAAAGTTAAAAAACCAGGATCTGTAATAGTTGGAGCTGTCCATACAGGATGTAAAGCAGTGGAAGCATTTGGTTGTGCAATATATGCATTTAAAGATGTTGAGCTAGCACCATTTCCATCATATGCTTTATTATTTACACTTCTAATTCTTTGTCCATTAGTTGCTGCACCTGAAAGTGTAGCACTTGTAAATATCGTAGAAGCATCACTCATATCATACCATGCTATAAGATTAGTAGCAGATAGTGATAAAAAAGTGATTCCTGTTGGATTCTGTTGAACCCTCATAGGAAAAGTATTTTTAAAACTTAAAGATAAACCTTTCATATTATCTCTTATAAGCTACACATTGACCACTTTTTAAAACAAGTTTAGAAAGTTGTACAAAAATAGTTGTTCCTGATGCTAGTTTAAGATCTGCATCTAAATCATATTTTGAATGAGAAGTTGTATTAGTAACAAAAGATCTTGCATCTGGATCTCCAGTTGTAGTTGTAAAATCTATTACGCAACCATCTGCTCCTACAGCTGTTATTGCATAAAAGTCTCCTTCATTTGCTAAAGTATCGTGTACATAAACAGATGAGCCAGGTATAGTTTGTAGAGTCATTATGTTTCTTAATAGATCTACTGTGGCTTTAGTGTTAAAATCTAGGTTATTTAAACCTGAAGGTGAATTTGCCATAATGTTTTATTTTATTATATTTGTATAACTACAATATACAAAAAAATATAAGCAATTAAAAATCAATAATATGAAAAGATATGAAATAGGTTTTGAACCTCTACCAAAAAGTCCTTTAATTGGGTTATCTATAGAGCAATGTGAAATACAAATTGAAGGTCAAGAATGGAATCCTGCTATTAAAATTCAAATAGGTTTTTTATTTTTTAAAATTAACTTTGTATACATTAATTTTAACTCATAAATTTTCACTATATTATTATTACCTACCTCTCGTAGGTGTCATCATTTATTAACTATTAAATAACAAAAAATGGAGTTGAATAACAAGATCCTTAGTGATATTACTGTCCATATGAAATATGCACGTTATAATCCTGAATTAAAAAGAAGAGAGACCTGGGAAGAATTGGTCACTAGAAATATGGAAATGCACATTAAGTCATATCCAAAACTTATGAATGAAATCATAACTGCTTATCGTTATGTAGAAGATAAAAAAGTATTACCATCTATGAGGTCTATGCAATTTGGTGGTAAACCAATTGAAATTAGTCCTAATAGAATATATAATTGTGCATACCTTCCTATAGATCATATAGACGCATTTAGTGAAACCATGTTCTTATTGCTTGGTGGAACAGGTGTTGGTTATTCAGTTCAAAAACATCATGTTGATAAACTTCCATTAATTAATAAACCTTACCCAAAAAGATCAAGACGTTATCTAATTGGTGACTCTATAGAAGGATGGGCAGATGCAATTAAAATATTAATGAAATCTTACTTAAATGGTAAGAGTTCACGTATAATATTTGACTATTCAGATATTAGACCTAAAGGTGCTAGGTTAGTAACATCAGGTGGTAAAGCACCTGGTCCACAGCCATTAAAAGAATGTATTTTAAAAATTACTGGTATATTAGATAATAAAGAAGACGGTGATCAATTAAGTACTTTAGAAACACATGATATAGTTTGTCATATTGCTGATGCTGTATTAGCTGGTGGTATTAGACGTGCTGCTCTTATTAGTTTATTTAGTGCTGATGATGATGAAATGATTGCATGTAAAGCTGGTGCTTGGTGGGAACTAAACCCACAGCGTGGTAGAGCTAATAACTCTGCAGTACTTATGAGACATAAAATAACTAAGTCTTTCTTTATGGATCTATGGAAAAGAGTAGAATTAAGTAAGGCCGGTGAACCTGGTATTTACTTTAACAATGATAAAGACTGGGGAACTAATCCATGTTGTGAAATTGCTCTACGTCCTTTTCAATTCTGTAATCTTTGTGAAGTTAATGTAAGTAATATTGAATCTCAAGAAGACTTAGAATCAAGAGTTAAGGCTGCTGCGTTTATAGGAACACTTCAAGCAGGATACACTAACTTCCACTATCTCAGACCAGTATGGCAAGAGACTACAGAAAAAGATGCATTAATTGGTGTATCTATGACTGGTATAGGATCTGGTAGAATACTTGGTTATGATATGGAAAAAGCAGCTAAAATAGTAAAGAAAGAAAATGCACGTATTGCTAAATTAATTGGAATTAAAAAAGCAGCTAGATGCACAACAGTAAAACCTGCTGGTACAACATCATTAACATTAGGAACTAGTTCTGGTATCCATGCATGGCATAATGACTTCTATATCAGAAGAATACGTGTAGGTAAGAATGAAGCTATATACGGATATCTTGTTAAGAATCATCCTGATCTTGTAGAAGATTGTGTCTTCCGGGGTCATGATACTGCTGTAATAAGTATACCTCAAGCAGCTCCTGAAGGATCTATTTTAAGAACTGAATCTGCTTTTCAGCTATTGAATAGAGTAAAAAAGGTAGCAACTGAATGGGTAAAGACTGGGCATAGATCTGGATCTAATACTCATAATGTTTCTGCTACAATAAGTTTAAAAGATGAAGACTGGGAACTAGCCGGTGATTGGATGTGGAAAAATAGGGATCACTACAATGGTTTAGCTGTGCTTCCATATAATGGTGGTACTTATACTCAAGCTCCGTTTGAAGATATTACTAAAAAGAAATATAATGAAATGGTTAAATCATTAATGGATATTGATCTATCTAAGATCGTTGAACAAGATGATGAAACTAATCTAACTGGAGAGCTGGCATGTGCTGGAGGTGCTTGTGAAGTCAAATAAGTTATTCTATTATGAGAAAGGAAAGGTAGTTTTTACCGCATCATACCACCGCAAAAGGGGGTATTGTTGCGGTAATGGCTGCAGACATTGTCCTTTTAAATCAGATTTAAAATTTGGTATTAAAAAAGAAGGTTTGAAATAATCTTCCATCATTTATATCTTTCCCAAAATAATCTAATGATCTATGAAATAAATCTCCTCTATATAAAACTAAACGGTTATAAACATTACCTACCATAGCAGTCATATCCCATTTATCATAATTTCTAGTGTCTGGAAATATATGTTTCTTTAATTTATTTTCATTTCTTTTACCATTCTTATATCTTGGTGCTCTTATCCATCCTGTTTTTTTATGTTTAAATAAACCTGTACCACCTGAAACAGGAGCATTAGGAGTTAAATAGCAAACACCTGCCCATGTATTACCTGTATCTGAATGAATCCAACTTTCATCAGACTCTATAGTATATTGAAATGCTGCATTATATGTAGAACCAGTAGGCCAATGAGTTATTGGACCAGCTGCTGTTGCAAGAATTTTTTGCATTATATTTTTTGTGTTTTCACTCCAAGGAACTGGTAGTGTTCTTTGTCCAGGAAAGTTTCCTCGTACTTTAAAATCTTGTTTTAATGCCCACTCTCTAGTTTCATCAGGGTTATTGTAAAAATTATCTACAATTATTAAATTTGTATTCATAGTGTTAGTTTTTACAAATATAATAAATTATGATAATATTCCAAGTGCAAAAACTGAAATCATCATTAGTATATATAATATAGGAGTTACATCTATTCTCATATATATATAATATACAAATCTAATATTAAGAGAATGTTAAGGGAATATTAAATTATTTAACCCAATAATTTGATACTGAGTCATATGACCACCATCTATTAAGTGCATATAATAAAGGAAGTGTATCCATAACTTCTTTACTAAGTTTTAATTGTCCTTTTCTAGGACCTCTTTGATAATAAATTCTTTTATCTAACTTAGGATCTACACCTGGAACTATTGCATCATATCCTAATATAAGTGGTGTTTGAACTCCTGTCATTAATGCTTGTCCCATTTCTTCTACCATTCTGATTGAACTAATAGGTGACTTCATAACTTTCATAGCATCTCCTATAGATACAAACTGAAGTAACTCTGATCTTTGTCTATCTAGCTGATACATAAAAGCATTTTGAAATCTTTTTACAGTACCTCTTCCATCTTCATCTTCATCATCCCACATTGATGCAAATATTTGTCTTAATATAATAGTTGCTAATACAAGACCTATTTCTGCAGTAGTTCTATGTATATTTTTCATATATCTTTCTACCCTATCCTTACCTTCTTTTTCTAGTCTTAATTGTTGAAGTTCTTCTCTTAATTCTTCTTGTTTTTTAGCACTTGTTGTTTTTACTAATTCAGCTTCTTTATTTTGTATACTCTTATCAATTTCTTCTCTAGATTTTTCTTGTGCTATATCTCCTTTCATTTTCTTCCAATCTTTAGATGCTACTCTCGCGTTTCCTAATCTCATACCAACATGTGTCATAAAACTATAAAATGTTCTATATCTACCTTCAAGCCATCCTAAATTTTCATCATAATATTCTGCTCTATATCTAGCCTTAATAGCTGGTGCAATCCATTTATGAAACTGTGCAGCTAATTGTCCTAAAGCAGATGTTTGCATAACCATTCTATCTTCGTATGCATAGTTACCATGAATATGAATATTTGTTTCACGTATATATTGTCTTAAATCATATCTTGCTGTATTGTTTATTTTTTTATGCTTACCTGTTTGAAAATCTATCATTACATCATAACCTTCTTTTAATTCAAGCTTTCCTGTTTTAGAATCAAAATCATAAGCATCATATAATGATATAGCATTTGTATGTCCATCAACATCAGAACTTTTATATACTTTAGTTGACATTAATATTGCCATACCTACTTTAGTTTGAACATTATATTCTGCTGCATCCTGTAACATATACCCCCATCCCCACATTTTATCAATAGGACCTTCTTTACTAAATTCTCTATTTAATTCACGTATATCAGCTTTTTGATCCATCATTCTATATAAGTTTACTAAAGCTTCCCACTTACTACCATAAATTTCTTTTGAATATCTAGATGGTGATCTACCTAACATATCATTAACAAATGTTTTTCCTCCCATTTTTTTAAAGAAGTCTGGCAAAGCTCTTCTATTAAATTCTTTTGTAGCTCTAAGACCCGCTTTACTTTCAAACCATCTACCTCCTGCAGTTTCTATTATATTATTTAACCTACCTATTATATAGTTATTTAAGTTACCCCAAGGGTTTAAACCTACATAAGTAAGAGATGTATAACTAATTAAACCTTTGGATACTTTTTCAAAAAAGTTTTCAGTTTGTTTATCATTATCATAAAATGTCATAGCCATCCACTTCCTTGCTCTTTCTACAATTCTAGGAGTTTTTCTACCCTCACCTGCTTTACTAGGAGCATCTACTAAATTTCCATCTACATATGTTTTTTGTTTAGATCCATCAGAAGGATTATATGATCTTTTTTCAAGAATTTTAATCATTGTTTGTAATGAATCTTCTATACCACTCATTACTTCATAATTTTCTGCCATAGCACTAAACCTCATAAGACTATCTGATAAGTCTGTACTTATCTCTTGAGCTTCTGGTCTATTTTGCATTCTAGATCTTTTAGCTTTTAATAATTCTAATTCTTGATTTAATTCAGCTCTTTTACTTTCAGTTAATGGTTTTTTAAATTCTGCATTTAATGTGTTTATTTTATCAGTAAGTTTTTGCAAACCTTCTTCTGTTTTAGGATTACCAACATACATTATAGGTAATGTAGATACAAAATTTCCTTGACCATCAGTTAAAACTATTTTTGTAGAATGTTTTTTAGTAAGGAAATAATCTTTAATTGCTCCTGGTGCAGCTTTTGCTTTAGACCATAATCTTGCAAGTAAACCAGGTCCTTTTTTAAGGTTCTCATTAAAGTTAGCTTTTATTAAAGGTATTTTACCATGCATCTGTTGTACAACTCTCATAGGAAGTTTACCTAAAAGATCTTCTTCAAAATACTTAACATACATGTCATAAAAATTTTTCTGTGCTCTTTCTAATGCATTTGTAGGATTCTGAAGTTTATCCCATTTATCACTTAATAAACTTATTGTTCTACCATTTTCATCTACAAAAGAATCTTTCTTTTCTACATAAGTATCTTTAACAAACCATCCTTGTCTTTCTTCTTTTATTATACCATTAAAGCCATCTGCACCCATTGTTGGTACAGAAAATACTGTTGATCTATAATACTTAGTTCTAAATGCTAACCACTCTTCAAAAGGTATATTAGCTCTTTTATTCCAACTATGTCCATCAAAGTACATATATTTTAATCTTGCATCTTTAAACTCCTTTGAGTATTTATGAAACTTTCCTTCTTCTACTTTTCCATCTATTATTCTTTCAGCTTTCATAAAGGCTCCAAATTTTTGTTTTGCTTTACGTAAATCTTGATTTTCTTTTCTTTGTTTATCAGTTAATTGTGTACCTTTATGATATTCTCTAGGATTACCATCTTCATCTTTTAAGCCTTCTGCTGCTTTTCTTCTTTCATCATAATATCTTGGTCCAATTTTTTGAACATATCTTCCAGTAGGTATACCTTTATCATCTAATACAAGCATAAAACTATAATCAATAACACCACCACCACTTGCTTTTTCTAGTTCAAAAGTTGTACTTCTAATTGCTTCATTTCTTTCTTCTATATTATCTAATACTTCCTGTCTTTTTCTTTTAAATATTTTATCCATTAAAGCTAATATAGTATCAGATGATGTAGCCATTGTTCCTGTTTGAAATTCTATCATTCCAATATCTGTACCTAATTTAATTAACTCTTGTGCATCTTCTTCAGTTAATGCTCTAGATGAAAGAGACATAAGAAATTGTTTTCCAAAATTATCTATTGCAGAATTAATTAAACCTTCTCCATCTGAAGGTTTAGTTCCTTTTATTTTATCTATTTTAGCTTGAAGTTTTATTATATACTCTTGAGCGGTTTTATTTGATCCTTCTATTCCTTCAAATTGAATAAGGCCTTCATATGTATTAATCATATTTTGAAAGTTTAAAACTTTACCTATATAATTAGGATCATTCATATAGTTATTTGCATCACCTATATATTCTATAAAGTCATCTATTGCTTTTATACTATCTTTTAAAATTGATATAAAAACAGGTTGAACTCTATTATCTAATATACCTGCTTCAATTGTTGTTATTGTTCTATCTATTTCTTTGGCTAATTGTTCTCCAGAAGTAAAAAGTTTATTATCATTTCTAAGTGTATCAATAGCTTCTTTTTGAGAAGTTATCCTTTTAACAAATGTATTTAACACATTAGTTTGTCCATGTAAAGCCATTGTAGCTTTTGTTTGCTCACCAGCAATTGCTTCTTCTTCTGCTGTATCTATCTCAGGTTCATTAGTTCCAGTTTCTTTATTTAATCTATATGCTTTATCTACAGCTGAAGAATCTAATTCAGCTTTTACAATATTTGGTAAAGCAAAATCATTATTTTCAGGATCACCAACTAAAACATTTATTGGTCCTGTGTCTTGATTTGTATGTACAGTTTCACCTTCTACTTTAAATTGTTGAGTATATTTTTGATTTTTTTTACCATAATTATTTATAGGGGTATGAACATGTAATGTACTAGTTGTAGTAACATTGTACCCTTGATTTTCAAGTATTTGAGCATATGAATTAACTTGAAGATTATGATGTTGTTCTTTTGAAAATTTTTGTTGCTCTGCATGAGATTTATATGGATTATAAAAAACACTACCATATTTAACAGGAAATGAAGAACCTTTATATTTTACTGTAGTATCAAATGTCATAGCATCAAGACTATCTTTACTAGTTTTAAGATCTATAATTTCTAATGAACCATCTTCTTTTATAAGAAGTAGATCTATAGTTCCTGCTATATTATTATTAGAATCAGATATTACAACCTGTGGTAATAATACTCCTCCATTTTCTATTTCTTTTGTAAACCTACCAACCATTTGTTGATAAAAATTTTCAGCCACTTGTTGATCTACAACTTTTAGATTTGTAGTATCAATTCCTTGTTTTAATATTGCAGCATTTAAAATAGTATCAAAATCATTTCCTATATCAAGACTTATTTGATTACCAGTATTACCTGGAATATAAATTTCTGACATTCGTCTACCTTTATCATCTAGAAGAGTGTCGGTATTAAAAATAGGATGATTTACTTCTCTAATTTTTTGAGGAGTTGTATTAAATTCTTTAGCTATAGATTGAATAGTATCTTTGGGTTTAATCTTATAACTCATAGCCATTACACCACTTATTTTTGTAGTGGTGCTTGGAATTGGATTTAAATTATCTTCTACATTTAAATATGTATGATCTTCTTTTCTTAATATTACTAAAGGATGATTTGATTTACCTGACATTGAAACAGTAAAATCATCAATATTCTTTTTTGAAAGATTTAAAGCATTATTAAAAAGATCATCTATAACATGTTTTTGTTGAGGAGTTGCAGGAACAATACTATCTAATATTTTTTTCTTTTCTTTACTTAACTTAAAGTATATATTTCTATCATCTCTTATAGCTCTTTCTACATTAAACTGTAAATCACCTGTATTTAAAACTTTAGCAAGATCTGATAATGTAAGATTACTATCTAACATTCCAGGAGCTAATATTAAATCTTTACCAACAACATACTTACTTAGATCTCTAAATATATCCATAAGCCATTTCATGAACTCTTTTATCTTAGATCTAAAACTTACTGTAGGTACCTCTTCATATTCTTTTTTAAAGTGTCTAGATAAAGCCTGAGTCACAAGTTCTTTATCCCTCATCTCTTTATTAAAACCTTTTGTATCAGTATATGTACCTTGAATTTCTTGATATAATCTAGGAAATGTACTTCTTGATTCTCTTACAAGACTATTAAAAAGAGAAGATCTATCTGTATAAAGAGCATTTATAAATGGATGTAGTATTTCTTCTATTGCTGTTTCTGAATTAATTCTTCCTTTTATTAATACTGCAGTACCATCTACATAAAAACTTTTAACATCATTAAAGTCTTGTTTCTTTTGAAACTGTCTTCCATCATATTCTTTAAATTGAGGTAAGTTATTATAAAGCTTTCTAGCTTCTTTTTCATCCATTATTTTTACATCAAGATCAGGAAATAATCTTGTTAAATGTTCTATGATATCATTTGCATGTGTAACATCTTTACTTTCAAGAATTGAATCTGTTAAGTTTAAATTATTGTGAAGAATTTTTATTCTATAAGATCTTTCTGTTTTTTCTATACTAATAGCTTCTGGGTTAATTTGCCAATAATCTAATATTCTTTGAACTTTAATTCTGTTTCTTTCTAAAGTAACTGGATCCCCTTTAATATTTTTAAATTCTTTATTTGTGTTATTAATATACCATTCTCCATTCCATTTACTGATTAATTTTTTTTCTCCTTTAGGTCCTAAATTAAATAATATAGATTCAGCAACATTTTTTCTTTCTAAATTATAAAAGACTTTTTGATTTGATATAAATTGACCTACATCAAATAGTGTAGGAATATTGTTTGATTTAGTAACTACTTGCCAACCATTAATTAAAGTATCAACAACCATAGGAGATTCATACTTATTTAAAAGTTCTTTATATTCAGGTGTATTTCTATTAAAACATTTTGCCATTACATACAATCTTTAATTCGTTCCATAAAATCTTTTATTTTATAGTTTGGCAAGTTAACCATTTCTTTAACCTTTTCAAATTCATTTTTAAAATCTTTTAATGTAATACCAGACATATTCATTCCTTGTGCAACTCTTATAATATCATTTTTCTTTGCACCATACCACCAAGCTTCTAATTCTTTATAGTCTATAGTTGTATCACTTATTTGGTTTTTCTTTATAGTTGCATCTTTATTTTCAGCTTTACTAAACATATCTGCTGTAGCTTTTTTTCCTCCTTCACGTGGTGTAACTACACCTATCATGCCTTTTTTAATTTCTTCTACATTTTTGCTATTATTTCTTGTTGTTTCTCCAGTTTCTTTATTAAGTAAAAAGTCTGCACCATCATTATCAACATTTACATTTGATACATCTGTATCACCAATAGCAGTATTTTTTTCTGTATACTGTGATATATCCGGTATTACAATACCATCACTAGTTCTTCTTTGATTCTTTTTTACATTTTCTTGCAATTCATTTTGAGTTGGTTGTGTTTCAACTTTACCATCAACTATATTTACATTAAATATAAATCCACCTTTCCATTGGTATTTACTTCCATAAGGTACAAACCTTTCATATGATGCTGTAGATCCATATAGTGCATTTTGTCCACCATCTACATCGTATATATCATCAGTTATTTCAGTTGTTCCAAATGGAGTTTCTCCTCCTACATATCTATAATACGTATATCCTTTATCTTTTTCATAAACTCTAATTACTGGAGGAAATAAAACAACTTCTAAATCATCTTCAATTTTTTTAGTTTTAAATCCAAATGCTCTTAATCTTTTAGCATTTTCTTTTATTTTTTTATTCTTTTTATATTTATCCATTGATACTTTTCTCTTCTTTCCTTTTATATATTTCGTTCTTCTTCCTGTACCATAATAAATACTTATCTCTATAGTATTTTCTTCATCTTTTTCTCCTATACTTCTAAATGCTAATGGAGATGTAACTCTTCCTTCTGATACAACAGTTGCTGTAGTATCTTTCATTTCTTTTTTAGGACCTGTTTCAGATTCTCCTACAATTTCAAACATGTGCATTCTGTGATTTTCATCTGTAAATAAATTGGTGTATGCTTTATTAACCTCTGGTATTCTTTTAACCCCTAGTCCTTCTAATACTTTTTGTTGACCACCTGCTTCTTCAAGTGTTTTAGATCCTAAGTATTTTACTTCATAATATTTTTTTCCAAACTTAACTAGTTTTGTTTTTCCTTTCTTTATATCTGTCTTATCTTTTTTAAGTTTAGAATCATCTTTAAATATTAATGTTTGTTTTCCTTTTTCTATATTTTCAATACCGTCATCACCAATTGTAATTTTAGTTGTTGATCCTTCAACTGGTTTCATTTCTTTTTTTGCATTCTTATATCCAAATAACCCTAATAATTTTAAGTTTAAATCAGTTAATAGTTTAGTTGTTTGATCATTTTTATTTCTGTTTATTTGAAAGAAAGGATCTAAATCTGTACCTATACCTTTATTAGGGAAGGCTATACTATCATAGTTATCACTTTTTTCCACTATCTCTTGTATCTTAATTCCAATTGCTAAAAACGCAGCATCATAATCTTGGCTATCATAATTTTGTTTTAAAGTTTTTTTAACTGGAATAATTATAACATTTGGATAATCTTTTATTTCTCCAAATGGTCCTATTCTATTACCATCTTCTTCAAGAATACCAGGTATTACATATAGTGTTTGTGGATTAGCTTGTATGACAGCTCTTTTATTTGCAACTTTATCCCAAGAAACTGTTTTAACAGGTAAATCTAATTGTACATCAGGATTTTTTAATTCACTAGCCTTTATAGTTTTTGTAATTTTTGTGAGCAAGTGTGTATCAGGAGAGCTTTCAAACCATCTAGCTAGATCTTTTGCCAACTCTTTAAATGTCATTCCAAATATATTTTTAAATCTTGCATCCTCCTGTTCTTGTGTTTTTATATTAGAAAAGTCTCCAAATAAATCTTTAACTTTTGATGCGTCTTCTAAATATGAGCTTAATAATATTGGAACTATTGCTTGATTAAATGCTCCATATCTATTTTGAAGACCATGAGTAACCATTAAGTAATGAAGCATATGATCAGCAGCTTCTCTTGTATTTGGATCTATTTGTAATTCTAAAAAAGAAGTTACTATTGCACTTATTTGAGGGGGAGTTAATCTTTGAAAGTTTCTAGTTCCAATAATATTAGCTCCTGTTTTATTTTGTTTAGCAGTTGCTTTTTGATTTTTAATAAAATCTTTAACAAAATGATTTGTGATTTTATTTTCTTTTAAATATTTTTCTAATTTTGCAACAACTTGGTTTATTCTAACAGAAGAGTCATCTCCCATTTGATCATATATTAAAGAATTATCTAGTGCTTTTAAAGTTTGTGATGCAAAATTTCCTTTCTTTTGTTTTGGAACTCTACTAAGTTGATGCATATATGCTTTAATAGTAAGATAACTTAAAATATCTCTACTAATTTTTGTATGGGTAACTTGTTTAACATCTCTAGATAACTTATGACTTAAACCATCTTTCAATAAATTTTCTAATTTTTGAAAAGGTGCAGTTGAGGTGACTACTAATAAAGGTAAAACATTTTCAGAAAGATGCTCAAATACTTCTATACTAGCACCTACTGTAGTGTTAGGATCTTTAAGATTTTGTAAGAAATTATAAGGAAATGGATTTTCTGTTTCTAAATAATCTTTTTTAGATAAATACATTCCTAATTCATTAAGTGTATCTTGTGAATCTTTAATTGCATTTACATCTCTCATCTTCCCTTTTTCTAATTGTGATACTCCAATTAATAAAGAGTTGTGTGTTTTTATATTATTAAGAGCTAACATTTGTTTTATAACAGCAAGTTTTTGTCTTAACATTGTATCTGTTAATCTTTCTCTATCTTTATTTGTTAAATCAGCAACTTCTTTTTCCATTTCAAAAAGTGTATCCTGATGTTCTATTAACATATCATCAGTAACTTCTAGTTCTTGAGCTTCTTCAAATAGTTTTTGTTTCCATGCATCTTTTCCTGTTGCATCTTTAAAGCTATTATAATATTTTAATAATATACCCATAGGGCTAGGATCCTCAGGTTTTATTTTATTATTTCCTCTTTCATAAGCATCTACAATAGTTGGATGATTAAGTAGCAATGCAATTGTTTCAACATCAATACCTAAACCTATACCATTAGCCATTATAGCTGCTGCATGTTTGTTTAATCCTAACTTACCTGAATAAGGATTTTTTTGATTATCTACCATTATAGATATTAATTGAGACATTGCATCTCCAATTCTAGTAGCATTTTTACCTTTTATTTCTTCTCCTGTTATAGGATCTATAAAATAATTTATACCATATTTATTATATGTATGTCCATTAAGTCTTGGTAAAAGGATTGATTCTCCTGATGAATTAGAATTTCTTAATACAACTTTATTCTTTTTAAGCCATGATATAATTGTATTAAGCGGAACAACAGCTCCAATGTTTCTTGCACCCTCTTTACTATCTCTATATATTTTATGCTGACCTAACATATTATTAGGATCGTATCCATCTACTCTATTTCTTTGATATACTTTTGGTAATTTATTTTCCCAACTATCCCAAATATCACTAAAGATAGTATCAACAGCTGGTTCATTTTTAATACCTTGTCTTCTACCACCTTTAGGTTTTGACATAGAATCATTACCAAGTAATAAATATTTAAAATCTAAAATATTATTACTATATGCAGCAGAATAGGGCTCTTTGTACAAAGTAAATTCTTGACCATTATTTAATTTAATTGTTCTTTTATTTTCTTCTCTAAACTTTTTATAATCATCTTTATTTGTTGGAAGACTTAGCATATTAAGAGCACCTATAAGTTGTTCTCTTTTTGTTAAACGCTCTTTATAGATAGGTTCAAATTCATCAGATTCAAATTCATATTCATACCTTAAACCTGTTTGTTTTGATTTTTCTTCTGCCCACTTTTGTTTAAGTTCTTTAGGATTTTCTCCAGGAATTATATTACCACTATCAAGAAGATATGAATTAAACTCTTTATTTACATTTTCTGCAGAAATTAATATATCTTTTCCATCTCTTCTTTGTCTATCTCTATCTCTAGATAAAAACTTAATTCTTGCATAATATAAATTGCTTCCAGTATTCATCATTTCTTTTTCTGAGTAATTCATATACTCATCAAATTGATCTTCTAATTTTTCTGCTTTACCATATTCTTTTAATTCTGTTTTAGTTTTATAGAATATTCCTTCATCAATAGAAACTAATCCTTCTAAATTATTTTTATCTTTTTCAAATTGATCAAATTGTCTTTGTATTACAAATCCTGGAGTTTTAGCTCTATCAACACCATTATTTATTGCTGATTGAACTCTTTGCATTGCTGTATTAGGATCTACTTCAAATGTTTTATAATAAGTTCTAAAGCTTTTATCAGCTAATTTTTCAATTGATTGTATTAATGATAGTCTTCCAAAAGCACCATATTGTTGTGTATTAGTTGCATCAAATACTACAAGCTTATTATCTCTAATTGCAGCAGCTGCTCTTTCATGTGCTATTTTAAATACTTCTTTATTTCTTGTTTGATCTGAAACATCACCTGTAAGTTCTCTTCTAATTGCATCAGGAGAAACAACTACAACATTACTGTTATCAGCAGCAAGTTGATCAATATATGTAGATTTACCACTTCCTGATATACCTATAGGTAATAATAATCCTTGTGCTTCACTTATATCTTTTGTTTGTACTTCTGTTTCTTTTTTATAGAAAGCTTTGTTGTGAATAAATAATTTATCAATATCAAAGTCAGCTCCTGATAGTTCTAAAAGTTCATAAGCAAATGCACCTGTAGATCCCATGAATACAGGTAAGTGATCTACAAGTTTTAAATTAACTGCAGAGTGTTTATCTTGTGAAGGAATACGTACACCAAATTGTCTTGCAATAACATCTGGTATAGGTTCATTTGGATTTAAATTCATTTCTTCTGCAGTATGAGGTGGTAGTACAAATTCAGTATGTACAGTTCCTTCAGATATAGGATTACCTTTTCTATCAAAAATAAGTTCACCTTTTTCATCTCTTTTCCAATCAGTTACATCATGTCTTAATCTATCAATATAATACTCACCTACTTTTAAACCTGTAATTATTCCTTGCTCATTATCTTCTGGTTCTAATATATTCATTTTATCTAATTCGCTCTGAGATTTTTGTTCTATTTGTTTTTCTCTCAAAACGGTCCATGCTATAGGAGTTCCATTTTCATCTATTGCTTCAACTTTTTTGTATATCTTTATACCAAAGTCAGACATAAGAACTACAGATTTACCAGGTTGTTTTTGACCAATAACTCCTTTTTGGAAAAAACTTAATAGGAGTTCTGTATACTTTTGAATTGATAATGGATTATTTAATTCATATTTATTTTGACCATTTTTTCTCTTTCTAAAAAATTCTACTAATTGACCAGAGGTTTGAGAAGCCTCTAATGATGCTAGAGCATAATCTAAAAATGATTGTAGATCTGGAGTTGCTTTACCTTCTTCTATTGATTTTTGAAGTGCTGACATAGCATGTGGTAAATCAAAAATAAGATTGCTTCTATCAATATAATTTAATTTTAATCTATTAGCTATAGAGTATTCATATAAACCTCTAATATCTCCAACAGTCATTGTTTGACCCATAAAAATAACTTCTGTAGCATCACTCTGTTCACTAGTTATTATATTTTTTATTTGTATAGGTTCTATTATTATATCTTTATTTGATGGAGTAACTTGTTGTAATCTTAAAAAATTAGCATCTAATTCATCATAAGCATTATCTATTGTTTCACTATCTAATGTACCATTAAACATTCTAGAAGCTTGTTCTGGATTTAATACATTTCTTTTAGTCATTTTAGATGCAGTTTCAGGAACTAGTATCATAGGTTTTCCTGTTTTTCTTTCTTGTTCTTCCGCCATCATTCTCATATTGTAAAGAGCCATCTTGTTCATTTTAGGTTGACCTTTACGTGGACCATCTTGCCATGTATCTAACTCTGGACTTAATATAGTCATAGACATTTTTAAATATACAGTACCATCTCCATATACAAACTTTTTAGCATTTATATATTCCTTATTTTGTTTATATCCTAAAGTATTTTTTCCAACTTGTCCAAAAAATTCTTCTGCTGTAACTGGTTCATTGTTTTGAATTTTTCTTATCAATTCATATTGAGAACGTGTTAACTGACCCAATCCAAACCAAAAATGCTTAAAGGCATTTACTGTATAATATACTTGACCATCAGTTCTATCACCATTTGAAACCCCTCCTTCTAAGTTATGAGTTTGTTTAGTAATAGGATCTTTAAAAGTTATGTATCCAAATTTTTGAACTTTTTCAATACCATATTCTTTAGCCCCAACTAATGATGCTGCACTTGCCCCACCAGCATTTTGCATTTTAGCTCTCTTCCCTGCATCTACTGCATCTTTTAAAGACATAGATTGATTTCCTAAATAGAATTCATTTAGATCAGCTGTATTTAACCAATTGCTAAAAAATATTTGTTTCATGTTATGAGACTGATCATCTGTTTTAAGTTTCATTTTACCAAAAGATGATAGTGCTTGAGCTGCTACACCTTTATCAGTACCATATGCAAGTTTTCCTTGTAATAATTTTTCATCAAAACCTTTAATAGCATTTGTGTGTATCATTAAGTCTTCAAATCTATTGAATTGAGACATTAACGCTTCCATTATAAAATCACGTCCACTTCTACCTTTACTATCAGTATAAGAATCCATAGCTTCACTAAATGTTTTTGGTGATTTAGTGTTTCTTGCATTCTTTTCTAAATGTTTTTTTAACTGATTATCAAATAATGGATCTTCATCTCTTTCTCTTTTTTGTCTATCTTCTTCTGCTTTAAGTTCTTCTAATGGTATAATTCTATATCTTTTCTTTGTTTTATCTTTAGTATTAAACCAATTTGCTATAGTTTTTCTTCTTGCATATTTAGCACCATTATAATCAAATTTATGTACAAATCCAGAATCTTCATCATATTGGTTAGAATATTGAACACCTTCTCCAAGACCATCTAGTACTTCAGATAAATCAGAATTTTGAGCTTGTATATTTCCTTCATATCTTACATAATATTCTATACCATCTATCTCAATTATAGTAGCATTATTTCTTGCATCTAATCCTTTTATAGATTTATCTTTTAAAAATATTTTTTGTTTTTTATTATTAATACCTTCAGTTAAAAACTTAATATCATCTTTACCTATTATTGATATTACTTGTTCTGGATCTACTGATACTTGTCTTTCTATTATTTTTTGTATAGATAATAAACCATCAACTTCATAATTAAATTTATAAGCTCTACCTGTAGTAACATCACTCATGGTTTCTTCAACTGTCTCTATACTTGTTATATCAAAACCTTTTTTATCTCTTATTACATTATAACCTTCTTCTAAATCATCCTCGTTTCTTTCACCATTTGCTAATCTATTGTAGTTATATTGTATTTCATTATATTTTCTTTCTATTCTTTTTAACCACTTATCTATATATTCATCTGTAAATTGAGTTTGACCTTCAGGTCCTAATGTTTTTTTAATAGCCTCAATCATAGGTACGTTTTGAAAATCTGAAATATTTGATTCACTAAGAACTCTTATCAAAAGAGGGTTATAGGCCATTTCATTATTTGACGTATCTGTAGCTGGATCATAATATCTTAAAGTTTTTACTTTACCTGTTAATTCATTAAAATGTAAACCATACATATTAAATAAAGATGCTGTAAATTCATTAAAAGTTAGATTACCAAATGATCTACCTGGTAGTGTATTTACATCTAATGTTTTATCTTCTACTAACTTACCATCTTTTATTTTCATTGATGTATCTTTAAGACCTAATTGTCTTATAATACGTAATTTTCCTTGTAATGATAATTGTTTAAATCTTTCATCATTAAATAAATTATTATTTTTTAAGCTTTCAAACCCCTTTCTATTTGCTAATCTTCTTAAACCTTCTTCAGAATTCATTTCTTCAGCTATTTCTAAATGGTATGAGGGAACTTGATGTGCATATATATAGTTACCTTCTGAATCATATAGTACAGTTGATCCTACTGTTTCATCAAATGCTGCATTACCTATTGCCCATTTTTGTAATCTGTAATAAACACCTTCTGCTTGACCTTCATCTTGTTGAGCTGCATTTGTTACTTTCTTTTGATCTGGATCTGTGTTTTGAGAATTTTCATTATCTGCTTCATTATATAAGTTCTCACCTTTAGATAAAGATCTTATCAATGAATCTATATCTGAAAATTTTTGATCTGCTGATACTGATGCATTAATTGGAGGAACCCCTTCGTTTAACTCTACTAAATCTTTTGCATATTGATTATCTAATGCTCTTGCTATTGCAATACTATATTCTATATATTGAGGTGCTAAATTTATACCAAGACGTATTCTAAAGAAATTAGAAAACTCTAAACCTAACTCTTGTAATGTTGCTTTATCTACAGGTGCATTAGAATTTAATATATTTTGAAACTCTTGTAATTTTTTAATTATTTTACTATTAGTTTTAACTGCTATATTATTTCCTGAACCAGTAAAAGTATCTCTTCTAATCTCATCTAGTAAAGCATCAAATTCTTTTGACCATATTTGTAATTGCCACTCTTCATCAGTTTGTTTATTAGCTGATATTAAACTTACATTACCACTTTTTACATCTCTTAGTGCCTGAATATATTCAACTCTAAATTGATAAAACGCTTTCATCACCAAATTAAAAAGTCTTGCATTATCTGCTTTTTTAAAAGTTGGTACACTTCCTTGTCCATTGACCCATTTATCCATTTGTTTTAAACCATCAGGTCCAAAAAAGTGTTGTATAAATACATCAACTGCTGCTTTTGTTTGTTCATTATATTCTGCAAACATCCACATTTTCTTTAAAGCTTTGAAACTATCTTTTTGACCAGATAAACCTTTTAGAAGTCCGTTAAACACTTTAATATAATCAGGAGAATATTTTACTTTATATTTTTTTCCATCATCTTTAGGATTTATAACTCTATTTTTAAATGTATCACCTTCTCTTGGTTCAACTGATGATGTTAAAATCATAGATCTTAAAAGTTCATTTACATTTTTAAATTGTCCCTGTTGATTTCTTTTTTCATTAGCATCATATGAAGATTCTGAATCTTCGTTTTCAACAAGGTAATCATCAGTATTTAAAAAGTTTTCAACTCTACTTCCAATAGCAACATAATCTTTAACACCATTAATGATAGCTGTTTTATCTTTTAATAATGCTTTATGTTTTTTCTTTATTATTTTCTTTTCAGATAAACTAAATTGTTTATAATAAGGATTAGAAACTCTACGCATTTCTATTACCATATCTACAGCTTTTTCTATAAGAGCATTTCTATCTTTAGAAGGTTGTTCTTTTGTAGGTTTAAAATCTTTATCTAGATCATAATAAAGTGCTGTGGTCATTTTAATTAATTGATCTGTTTCATGATGTGTAAAAGGAATTAAAATTCTTCTTTTTCTAGTTATAAATTCACCAGGTCTTGTTACACTTTCTACTTGATATTCACGTGTTATAATATCTTGTTTTATTATTGAGTATACTGGAGTAGATATACCACCACTACTTTCTGCAACTGCTTTTGTAAATTTATTAAATCCTATTTCAGGAGTAGTGACATCTTTAAATCTACCTGAATCTATATCTTTAAATAATCTATGCAGTTCAGTATCTAATTGTGACATTTCTATTTCTGCATCCGCAACAGATGTTTGGCTAAATATAGATACTATCCAGTCTATAATCTTTTGGAAAAGACTTTTAATTTCAGGTTCTACTTTTGTTTCTTTCGGTTTTGTTTTAAACTCTTCAAACTTATCTGCTAACCATTCTTCAGACATACGGTCTATTGCTTCTTTTCTACTCATCTTTAAATAAGTAGGACTTAACTTTCTAAAGTCTTCTATAGCCTCATCTATACTTTTATTTTCAGATTTTAAATCTTTTAACAATCCTTCTTTACCAAGTTTTGTATATTTTTTAATTTCAGCATTAGTAAGTAATAGTCTAAATACAGCATGAAAAGCTTCATGATATCTAAAAGAAGTTTCTGGACTAGTATAAATTTGTCCTGCAAATTGTAATCTACTACCAATTGTTTTAAGGTTCATTAAAAATGCACCATGAGTGATACCTTGATTCTGAAGTCTATCTGCAAGAGTATCTATATCTGCCATAGTTATCCAAGATGGAAGATTATCTTTTAACCATTTTCTAAATGTATTAATATCTTCTATGTCTCTTCCGTCAAACTCTTCTGTTATTTTAAATTGTGCATCAAGATCTTGTATTCTTTTCTCTAGTGCTTTAACTTGTGGATCATTTTCAGCAGCCTCCATTGCTTGTTCTTCTCTTAATCCTTCATCTGCTATATAATCTGGATTATTATCTCCATTTTCAAGTTGTTCCTTTCCATATAAATCTAGGAACTCATTATATTTTTCTTCATATATTTTTTCTGATTGTTCTTTAAGATTATCTATTTCATCTAAAGTAGTTTGATCAGTTGAAGCATCTGATGTATTACTTGATTCATTATCTTTTATATTATCTCCTACTTGCTTTATAAGTTTTTCAACTTTATTTGCTACTACAGGATGTTCTAATATGTATCTTTTTCTATCAGCAACTTTATCATCTCCTTGTATTTCTCCGTTTTTTGCAAGCTCTTTTGCAATATCTTCTAATATATCATCATCTACAGTTTCATAACCATCATTAAATATTTTATTCCAATAATCATCATTATCTAAACTGTTTATAGAAGTATCTGTACCTTTGTTTATTGGTTTATTGCTTTCTTCTTCAGTTTTGTTTCTTTCAACTTCTTGAGTACTATTAAGTATAATATTTACTTTAGCAACATCTGTAGATTGTAAAGTTGCTTGAACATTATTTCTTACTTGAGTTGTAATTACAGCTTCAGTTTTTTTATTTATAAAATCAAATGAATTATTTGCAGCTGAAATATTTGTAGGTAAAGATTCTCTAAAACTTATATTATCTCCAGATATTTGAATTGAAATTTTTGCATGAGTATTGTCTGCTACATGTGGTTGCTTATCTGAGACTTCTTTATTTATATCTTTGTTTATTATTCTAATTAAATCTTGAACACCTGTTTCATTTTGTAATATAGTATTTACATAATTATATTTATAATTTTTTTGTACTACCCAAGGTTTTGTTTGACCTTTTGCAAGATATTTTGAATTAATATATGCAACTTCTAAATCTCCATATGCATTAATAGAAAAATTAATATGTTGACCAGGTTTACCTGAAATAAAAAGATCATGTCTTAACTTATCATTTTCTAATGATGTATAACTATAATCTTTTACTTTTCTTTCTCCGTTTACAACTTCAACATTTTCATCTTCTGTAATTTTCATTCTATCTCTTAACTTATGAATAAGAGCTGTTATTTGTTCAAAAGTTTTTTGAGCAGGTTTTAATTGAATAGCAGTATATTCTCCGTTATCCCCAAGACCAGGTGAGTATACAAAATAAACATATCTACCAGACTTAGTTGTATCATAACCTTGTCTTGTCATAGAATCAGCAATTTTAGCATTTATGTCTGCAAAATTTCTTCTATCTTGTTTTGATGTTACAGGTAGGTTTGTTATTTTATTAGATTCAATTGGATCTCCACCTTTATCTATTATTATTTGTTGATCCCAAATAATATAATAAGGTTCTTCTTCTCTGTTTTTTCCTGATGTATCTATAGTTCTTGTTCCTTCTCCAAGAGTAAATTTATTATCTGCTAATTCTTTAATTTTTGATTGACCAGGTACAGATGTTGTTTTTACTTTACCTGTACTAGCATCAACTTCTCTTTGAACTTCTCTAAAAGCTGGTGAATCACTTGTAACATCAAAAACTATTTTATGTTCATTTCTTAATTTCTTTAAACTTATTACAGCACTACCTGTATTAGATTGTTCTAATAACTTACCAAATACTTCTTCCATTGCAAATGCCATTGCATAATTTCTTTGTATTTGTTTATTAATATTTTTATTATGTGCTATATCTCCTTTTCTAAATAATTGTTGAGCTTGTTCATAAGTTATTGTAAGAGGATCTATTTTATTACCTTTTTTATCTACTAGGGTAACATCTTGTGGACTAGCAAGAACTAATAATTGTGTACCATCTTTTGTTCCTATTGTAACAAAATATTTAGAAGCACCTTTTCTTAATTGTGGATTTATTGGATATTTATTTATACCTGGTAATTTAGCTCTATCTTTAGGTTCTACAGCCATGATATCATCAAACTCATCACCTTTTTGAATTGTAATTACTAATTCATCTTTTTGATCTGGACTTAATAGTTGTAATTTTTTATTTATATTATTTCTTAAAGTTGCTTGTTCATTTTCTTTTGTTATTGAATCTCTACTATCTGTTTCACCAGGTCTTGATTTATAATCATATGGATAAAGTTTTAAAGGTTCAATTATTTGTAACTTAGTAACTTGACTACTTTTAACTTCAACCTCTTGATCTGTAGCTCTTTTCCAACCTTCATTTTCAAATTGTCCTGAATCTATTACCTGACTTTTTCCTGTATCTATACTTTTAACATGTAATCTTCCACTACTGTCTACAGTTCTACTTTTTGATTCTACTGTATATCTATTACCTTTATTATCTTCTACAATTTCTCCAGTTATAAATTTTTCTTTCCCCTCTTTCCCTTCTTTTACGTTATAGAAGAATTCATTTTGTAAAGGCTTATTATTTTTAATCCAATTAGCAGCATTAAATGCTTTATCTTTAGCAACCTTTGGATCTGCATCTGTATATATTTCTGATAAGTTATCTACAGCACCTTTTAAACCTCCATATACAAAGAAGGCATTTTTATTATCTGGTATTGTTCTTATAATATAATGTACTCTACTTTGATTATTTTCTTCATTATATGTTGTCTTTTCAATAATCTTAATGCCTGTATTATAATATTGATCACCTGTTTCAACTAATTTTTCATCACTCTTTAAACCTTTTTTTACTTGTTCTACTTCTGGAATTTCATCTAATACATTTTCAACAAGAATTTCTTCAGCTACTAATCCTCTTTTATTTAGTTCATTAGTAAAGAATTGTTCAGCTTGATTAGCTGTAAGCCATTCATCAAAACTTTTCTTTCTCTTCTTAGTAAGATTTTCAAATGTGTATCTTGCATGTAAATGATATCTAGCTTTTAAAATTTGTGCTCCACCTTTAGCTGCAATAACCCATGAACTATAATCAAGAGGTTTATTATTTTCATCAAGAAGATCAGTTTTACCTAATTCATTTACTGCATAAGTATAATTATTATATAATTTCTTAAGAATTCTATTTGTACTTGTATCTGAATTTGAAAATTCTATAAGCTTAGATGAAGTAACAGTTAATGGATTAACATCTTTTGCAACAGTTTGATTAGAGTCTTCTTCTGTATCTATTGCATTATACTGTTCTTCTTCTTTTATAGCATCAGCTGCATCAAGATCTCCCAAATCTACATCTTCTGCTACAACTTCTGAATCTTTAGATTCTTCTTCCTTAACTTTTTCTTCTGCTTGTTTTTGTTTTGCATAATTACGCAATACTGTTTGTACAGTTTTATATGTTTCAGGATTATCTAAAGCAGTTATTTCATTTATTTTATTTTCATCACTAAACCAGTTAGCAGGTAAAGCCCCTGTTTTAATAAATAATTGTGCGTCATCAACATCAGTGTAAATACCTTTTCTAGCCAATTCAGATATAATTTTACCACGCTCTTGTTGATCCATAAATTTAGTCAACTTTTGACGTTGTACATTTTTCTTTTTATGATGTTTCCAAATTTTATTAATTGCAACTGCAGATCTATCAGCAATATCATTTAATATAGTTGGATTATCTAAAATTCTAGAAGCTTGATAATAATCTGCTGTTCTTCCTTTTAAAGCTGTGTGATCCATAATCATTTCAAAAGCTTCATTTATTGAATCATTATCTGCAATTTGACCACCAGTAGTTTTAGCAATATGATTTAAATATTTAATAAATACTTTTTTAATTCTTTCTTTTCCAGCTTTTGTTAATCTTCTGCTATATTCAACAACATCCTCTTCTACTATACTTCCATCTTCTTTTTTTACTTTTTGTTTTTTTGTACCAGATTTTTCATAGTTTTTATTTTCAAGAAATGTATCTCTATATTCTTTAAGAATTTTTAATTTTTCTTTTTTGTTTTTATGTTGTTCTTTTAATTCTTTAGAAGCAGTTTTAACAGGAGCAACAGCAACTTCATCAGTTAATATATCTATTTCTTTTTGTAAACCTTTTGCAGATTTAAATCCTTCTTCAGTTGACATTCCAACTAATGCTGCAATATCATTAGCAGCCATAGTAGTTACAGCAGGATTAGCTGAAATTTTATCTAATATTGATTCCATTCTTTCAACACCTCTTTCATAAGTGTCTTTAGTAAATAGAAACATCATTTTAGCATGTTCAAATGCCATCCATCTTATTTGCTCTTGAGCATGTAAATTAGTGCCTTCTTCATATTGTTCATAATCAAATGGATTTACATATTTATCATTAAACTTAATATAGTTCTCTTGCACTTGATCTATCTTCTTTATCATCTTTTCAAATCTCTTTCTTATCTCTGCTGGTTTAGAATCTGAATTTTCAAATGCGTTTGCTAGATCTACATCATTCATATTTACAAAAGCCTGTAAATGAGCTTTAAAATCACCAGCCTTATTATGCCTAAGCATTGTATAGATATGACTAAATATTGCTTGATCTTTATAATCTTTAAAGCTCATTACATCATTATTATATGATGCCAATAATGCTAATTGATTATATTGTCTTTGGTTTAGTGCATCTAATTTATTAATATCAAGCATGTCTATTGGATTGTTCCACATCTCATCATACATCTCAATTACATTTTTAACATAATCTTTTTTTCTTTGAGCATATTCATCATATGATTTACGGTCTGTAGTATATCTATATAGATTAGGCATATGTTCAAACATCATTGTTTGAAATGGTTGAACTAAACCACCCATTAAAAAACCTGACATAAAAGTTTCAAAACTAACAGCTTCTGATTGCATACCTGCTCTTAAAGATTCCATCCAACTAGCATCAGCATTTTTTACTCTATCTTCTAATTCTGCACTATTCATATTCATAGAGTCTGATAATACATCATCAAGTAAATTATCATAGTAATCTCCTACACCAGCACTAACCGCTTCTTGTGCTAATTCTTGAAAACCTTCTGCTATATTTGCTTTACTGTATGCTACAGCTGCAACTCCTAATCCTGTTAAACCACCTTTTAATCCTTCTTTGTAAATTCTTTTTAAACTTGTACCTGCATCTACAAAAGCTTTTTCTCCTGCTTTTGCTACACCTGCCTTTCCAGTTCTCATTATTCTTCTACCAAGACCTGCCTGACCTTCTTGAAGTAATCTTCCTAAAGGTTTGAATCCTCTTAATGCTGTATCAAGTACAAACTTATTACTTAAAAATATTATAGGAAAGTTAGCTAATGCTGTTTTCATTCCTGCACTTTTAGATGCATTTTGTAGTATAGCCCATTGTTCATCAGTTGGAGATTTTCCACCATTATCTCTTACAATTTTCATGTAATTATGCTCATTAGTCTCTAACTCTCTTAAAGCTCCTTCTAATCTAGATTCAGCCCATGCAACATTAAACATTCTTAAATCTCTATAAAATCCTCCAAATGTTTGATTTACCTTAGCTAAGTTTGTTAAATTTTTTGCAGTATTTTTTGTAGAATTAACAGTTTGTATTGCTCTTGTTGTTTCAGGAGCAAGTTGTCTTACCATCCAATCAGCAGCTTTTCCTGGTTGTGTACCTTTTGCATAAGTATAAAAATCTTTAGCTTTATCTACAGCACCCACATGTCTCATTAGATCCATTGAATAATTACCAACAGTTTGTCCTGCACCTCGTATCATATCAACACCATCAAAAAAATGTTTAAATCTTCCTGCGTTTCTTGTGGCTGCCATAGCTGGTAATGCGTATCCTCCCATAAATGCTAATGCAGCTTCTTCTACAAACATACTACCTACTATACCAAATGTATATGCACTATTTAAATAAAGGTCATTCATAAATCCTGTAACACCACCTCTAGTTGAAGAAGCAATTCTCATAGCATCTCTCATTGCTTCTCCTCCTTCATAATCCATTTTAAAAGGATCTCCATGAAGAGTATTTCTTAAAGTTCTCCAACCACTAGTAAATGCTGGTTTAAACATACTAACAAAAGCACTACTAGTTCTACTTAAATCATCCCATGCTGTAGAGTTTTGATTATAGTAAGTTTCATTGTCAACAAAAGGATGGAAACCTAAATCATTAAATGAACTATGATTCAAATACCTATCAGCATTCATTTGCTTCTTACCAAAAATTATAGGATTTTTCCAAGCACCTGAATGAGGTGTATCATTACCTATATTAGCAATTTGTTGACCAGATCTTCCAAGAAAATCTCTTCTACCTTGTTTAGTTGTTAAATCAAATTGACCTGTTTGATCTGCAAAAGGATTTCTATTATTACTTACATTTCCAGGATATGGGGAACTAAATCTAGTTGGATAAAGAGGTGAAGTTTTATTTATAGAAGCTGCTTGATTATCCATGAACTTTATTGTGTCCATGTTGAGTTTACTATCAGGATTATAAGAAACTGTTGCTTCTCTTAAAGAATCTACAATATCATTATGATCTTTTGAAGAATATTCAATTGGTGATATATCAACTCCTTTATCTAGAGGTAAGTTATTTCCAGTATTTGTATTTGTATTTTCTGCCATTGGTTCATTATTGATCTTGTTGTTCTCCTGAATTTTGAGTTACATTTTCATCTCTCACGGCTTGATTAGTTATTTTTATTCTATTTAAATCTGATATTGTCCTTGCTATTGCCTCATCTATAGCTTTAGGATCAATTGTTTGAGTTACATATACTCCAGGATCTTTTTCATATGCCCCACTTCCATTATTAGCATTTGGATTCCAATATACAGGTGTTACAGTTCTAACAATATCCCCAGTATCATTCATATAAAAAGTTGCATCTCCTCCACCGCTAATTGTAGGTATTACATATTCATGATTACTCATTATCATTCTTTCTGCTGCACTAGGTCTTTGATTAATTGCATGCTTACTATTTATTTGAGAATCTAATTCTTGATTAACTATTATACTTATATTTCCTGTTGCAAATAATTCTGTAGTCTCAAAAGGTTTATCTCCTTCTTCACCTGTAGGATTAAACTTTGCAAACTCATTCATCATCTCACGATTTATACTAAACCTATAAACTGATCCATGTTCTGTATTACCATCTGCATCTTCAAATGTTGTAGGACCTTCTTGTACCCAATCTAATTGAACAGGCCATTTATCTATCCAATCTTTTTTAGATGATATTGCAGGTATTAAATGTTCTCTTAAGAACTTTTCTGCAATTGGATCACTAATCATATCTTCTCCAAATGGTTTTTCTAAATAATCTCCTTGCACAATAGTAACTTGACTATCAGGAAGATTAATAGCAGCTAACGCACCATTGAAATTATTTAATGCATCAGGACTAGGATTAGAATTTAATTGTGTTTGACTAATAGTTGAAGCAAACATTCCAACACCAAGCTCTTCATCTTGCCCATATAATTTATTATATACTGATAACGTTGGAAAACCTGTACCTGCTTTAGAATTTGGATTATTCCAAACAGAATTTAATTCATCTTGTGTTTTTTGATAAAATCCATTTTCTCCTAAAATCAATGTTTCAACAGCACCTTCATCAAGATACCATCCTTGTCTTCTATCAAATTTCCAAGCTGCAGATCTAAGAGTATTATCACCAGTAAACATTGAACTAGTTTCCATAAAATCTGTATCTCCATCAGGTGCTATAGAATTTAAATAGTCCGCCATTACTTGTTTACCAGTTCTTATTATATTACCATCATTATCATATTCAGCTGGTCCAGACAATTGTGATATTTGAGCATCAACTAATTCTCTTCTTGATCTCATTATTGTTGGACTACTCCATACCGCATTATATAAATTATCACTATGTTCTAAGAATTTAGGTGCACCTGTATTAGGATCTATTGGTACAATTCCTGATTGTATAGCTCTTGGTAATATTACTTCATCCCATATTAATTTATTATAGTTTGGACTATTAGGATCCATAACTCTATCTTCAGGTCCTGCACTTAAATAAGCATTAGAAACACCTATTGATTCTAAAGCTGAAATACCACTTGTAGTTGCAATAGGTCTGAATATTTTTTGTTGTTGTGTAAATTCACTATCAGGTTCTGTTCCCATTTTATAATTTATAGCATTTATAATATCATTTCCATATTCACTTCTAAGACCTACAGTACTTCCTGGTAGACCATTTTCATTTGAATATACATTTGCTATAATATTATTAAAAGCTAATTCTTCATCAGTTGTATATGAAGCATTTGGATTAAAATCATTTAAATAAGCATTACCTGTACCTGTTTTCTTTTCTTCAAGATCAGTATATATCCTTTCTAGAATATCATAGTTATCAGGATTATTAAGATATGATCTTGCTTCTGGATAAGAAAGATATCCTCCTTCTCCATCATTTAATTCTGATATCCACATTTGTCCTTGTGGATATGATTTTCCAACTTCAGAATTGGCTAAATATGCTTTCCAAGCTTCAGCAGTTGTACCATCTGATACCTTTGTTAAATTAAATATAAAATCAAGTTTACCATCTATAACTTCTTTATATGTTTGATTAATAGCATTTGATGTCATATCAAATATATCAGCATCTCCTTCTTCCCCTGTTACATAACTTGAAGTTCTTACAGAGTTCATATCAACAATACTTTGATAAGCATTAGGTGCATACTTCATTGAAAGCTCTCTTTCTTTTTGTTCTAATGTTGCATAATCCACTGCTTGTTGATGATTAAATTTTGCCCAGTTTAATCTAGTTGGATCAGGAGTAATATCCTTTTCCATAGTTTTATTGGCATATGCATTTGCTGCTGCTTCAAATCTTCCTTTCATTACATTTGCTATATATGCTGATGAAGCTTTTTGTTGTAATATTTTTTGATTATCTGTAGGAGCTGCTATATTAACTAATCTATCATTTATTTTCTTTTTAGTTTGTAAAGCAAGAGAAACTTCATATTGTTTTCTCATAAGCTCTTCATCTTCAGATGATCCTGTAGGGATACCATGTGTTTTTTTATACTCTTCCCAATTTGCTAAGGATGCTTGATCTCCTTTAATACTTGTATCTAGTTCAGCTAGTTTTCTTAAATCCTCATCACCTTGTTTTTCTAAAATTTCTCTATCCCAAGCTGTACCTGCTGCAAGTTTATCACCATTAAAATTATTTAAGTTCTCATCAACATATCTTCTTCTGGCAACTTTTTGTGCAACTCTCATACCATTAATTATTCTAGGATCATCTCCTAAAGCATTAATTACATAATCCATTGCTATATTTTGTGTTCCCTCTTTCCATTCTCCATTTTCATCTTGATATTTTATTTTTTTATCAGTTAACGCAGGACCATTTTTTATTTTAATAATATAGTCATCTGTCATTTGAAAATCTTTTACATCAAAATTAGCTTCTTCTAAAATTCCCATTGCTGTATTAAATATATCAGGATTTCTAACATATTTTAACCTGTTATTATCAAACTTCATTAGATCATTATAATCTTGATTTATAAAATCAGACATAGAATAATTAATCCATTCTTCTCCTTCAATCCAATATTCTTTAGCAACATCTGCATTAGCTGCATTCTTTAACATATTAACATCTTTCATACTGTTTTTATATGTTTTAGTTGCAAGCATATCTTTAACTATTCTATCATCCTTATAAAAAGGACTAAATAAAGCTTTTGCAGTTGTAACATTTTGCGCTAAAGAAAGATCCATACCTGCAACTTGCTTTAATGAATTACTTAAAGCATTAGCATATTGATCTCTTTTTTGTTTATTTTTTTGATGAGATAAAGGTGCATAGACAACTTCACCATAAAGTTTGTTTATTTCTTTAAAGTTGCTATCATATCTATCTTGCCTAGTAGACAAGACATCTTGTAAAAATTTATAATCAGGAGTAAATACTTCTGTTTGTGGTATGAAAGGTTGTACTCCAGGTAAATAAGTTGCCATATATCAAAAATACTAAAATTTTTTAAGTTTTAAAATTATTTAGAATACACTTTTTAAGTGTAGACTATTCAATTGTTTTTAATCTTCTTTGTCTTCTCTTAATCCCAAATGGAGCTATTGGCACACTTCCTCCCATATTCATATATGGATTTTGTTGTTGTTGTTGCATCATTAAATATTGCATCATTTGTGGATTTTGATAAGGATTCATATTGCTATCAGCATCATAAAAACCTCTATTATAAGGATTTATAACAACATCTGCTCCAGGAGTTTCTGGTGTTTTGCTATCCAATCCTGTATTAATTAAATCAGAAAGCATAGTATCTGCAGCATCTGTACTTATAATTCCATCAGCTCTTAATTGTTTTATTCTACCTAACTTAGTTTCGTATGCTCCTTTATCATAACTTTCTGTTGGATAAAATTTATTATAATCTATAATATCAACCATACCAGCTTTTCCAGGATCAATATCAAAATGTGGATATAATGTATTTAAATTATAAGTTTTTGCTCTATTAGTTTCTCTATTTACAATTTGTCTTCTAATAGAATCATTAGCCTGTCTCATTGCATTATCATAATTTTCTTCTGTTAAATTTACTTTATCAGCATAATCAGACATTGCTCTTTTATTTGCTTCTTCAAATTGATTTAATATTTGTGCATTTCTAGTTTGAGCATCTCCATATAGTTGTATGTTTTTATTATCTGTTTCTGCTTGCACATTAGCCATTTGACCCATAGCTTCTCCTTGAGCTTTAGCTACAACAGCAGCAGCTCTTTTAGGTCCAGCAAAAGCTCTAGCAGTATCTCCAGCTTGAGCAGCTAATTCTGCTATTTTAGCATATTGTCTTTTTGGATCTACATACATAGGGTCAACTAATGTAGGTTCAAATTGTGTTAATGTAGGATAACGTTTTTTAATTCCAAATTTATCTAATACAGCAGCTGATAAATTTATATTATCTTGTTTCCAATAATCAGGAACTTTGGCTTCATATTTTTTATCAACTGGTAAATTATATTTAGGAAGTTCTTCTTCTGCTTCAGGTGTATACTTTGAAGTCATATATGTATTAATAAAATTATCTCCAGCTAAACCATCTACATTAGATAATGTTCCTTCAGCTCCTGTATTGTCATCTTGCTGTGGTCCTGTCATATTCATATTAAGACCAATATTTTTAAAGCCTTCTTCATACATAGGCATTCTTCCCATACTATTTAAAGCAACATGAGCATTTTGCACCTTTTCAATTTCATCATTATTTAAACCAGATCCATCAAAATCAGTTTCGTTTTTTAATCTATCAATTGCTTGATTATATTTATCATTACTTCCATCCCAATCTCCACTTTGAAAATAATCTTCTTCAAATGTATTGTGCATTAAATTTTTTATCTTATTATCTTTAACAAGTAAATTATCTATTTCTTTCTTTTGCTCTGAACTTAATTCCTCTTCACCTATTTGCTGTGCATAGTGTGAATAAAAAGCTTCTCTTAATTCTTTATTTCTATCATCATTCCAATTAGTTCCAAAATCAGTTATTGAAGGATTTTCTGTTTCTGTTCCTTCATCTGCTCTTGGTATAAATGTAGAAAGATCTCCACCAAATCTCATTATTGGTGCTGCTGCAGGTTGAGCCATAGCTTGTGGTGGAGGCATCATTTGTTGAGGTGGTGGTCCTTGTGGGGGCATCATAGATTGTTGAGGAGCAGCACCTACAGGGGGACCAGGTGGCATCATCTCTTGTTGAGGTGGTGCTTGATTTGTTTCTGGACCTCCTATAAAACTTTGAAGAATTTTAAATTTTTCTTGATCAGTAGGTTCCATTTCTAAACTTTGCATTGCCATGCTTTCTTTTTTATTTAATTGATCTATTGTCTTTGCATATTTAGTGGGATCAATTCCTTTTTCTCTAAGATATGGATAAGCTGCAACAGGTACACCCTCTTCAAATCCTTTCTTTGCTTCTTGTATAAAAGCTAAATGAGATAATTTTTTTTTATTTTTATCTAACATATATTCTGCAGTATCATTTGCAATATGATCTGATTGAGGATCATTAAGTATTTCAGAATATTTATTTAATGGAAATTTTTTTGAAACCCATGCTGGAGTTTTTTTCTTATTTTCATGAACATTCATTTCTGCCATTTCATCCTTACTAAGTTTCATAACTCTTGTATCAGAATAAATAAATGATTGATCAGGTAGATCTAAAGGTGTTCCACCTTCATGATGTCTTTTACCACCTATAGTATATAATTCAAATGAACCATCAAAATTTAAATCTGTTAAAACTGTTTCTCCTTTTTCAGCTTCAATATTAGATTCTTCTCTTTTATCAGGTCCTAAAGTATTTTGAACTTTACCAGCTGATGGAAAAAATGGAATTTCATTATCACCTTCTCCTCCATTCATAAATTGAGGAAATGTAACTAATCCAAATTTATATTGATCTCCTGTAGTAAATCCACCTTCTTTTACAGACTTAATAATTTTTCCATTTGATACTTTATATCCTTTTGGTAATTTATTTATTTTTACTTTTTTTTTCATTATAGATATTCTATTTCTGCTCCAAGAGCCATTAATCTTTCTATTTCATCTTCTTCTAATTCTATTGTTGTATCAACATCATCATAGTCTCTCATTCTTAATTGTTCTGTTCTACCACCTTCATCAAAATTATACTTAACACTTAAACCAAAACTAGGATTTGTAGAAGGTGCAGGAAAATATTGATTTAATACTTCTTGTGGTACATCATCACTTACAAATCTTTGATCTTCAAAACCAATTCTTGGTGTTAAAGAAATATTAGAATCTCCTATAGGAAAGTTTCTACTAAGACTCATCCCCTTCATTTTCATATCTACATAAGGATCTATAGCTTGTTCATTCATAAACATTCCTAAATTATATTTAGGTCCCGTATATGAAGCATATTGAGGTAAATTAAGATCTATCATTTCTGTTCCATGTGATCCTTGTCTAGCTCTTACACGTTTATCTTGAAATTGATAACCTGTATTAATATCAGTATCACCTCTACTACTTCTACTATCAGTTTGAAATTGATTTTGAGCTAATCCTCTAGCAACCATATCTGGTTTATCTGCTGCTTCACTGATTTGATTAAATAATCCCATACCTTGCATAACTGCTTCATAAGCTTTTTCAAAACCTCTACCATCTCCTTTTTCTTTTTCTTCTCTTACTTCATCTACTTCTGTTACTTGATTTTCACAAGCTTCTTGACATTTAACCGTATCTGATGCAGGTATATTTGCATCACAAGAACATAGTTCAGAATCTTCTGATATATCTTCTGTCATTGTAGTTTGTGGAATATAATTACCATCTTCATCTAATCTATATGCTGGTGATCCTCCTTCAGCCATTTGTTGTTGATTATAATAATCATCCATTTTAGCATAAATAAGATCTGCATCTTTATTTAATTGACTATAAGCAGCAGGATCAATATCATCTATATTTAATCCTCCAGCTACTGCAGAAGCTCCCATAGCATAAGGTGCTCCCTTTTTTATTTGTGACCAGCTAGGCATTAAACTAGGTATTTTATCTACATATGGTGTTAGCTTTGTTGCACTAGGTGCTACTTTAGATACAAGTGGTATTGCTTTTTGTGCTGCACCTTTAACTAAACCTGCTCCAACATATGTCATTGGATCAGTAGCTAAATCTACTGCAAGTTTTGGTAACCAATGAGAGTTTTCCATTCCTATAACATCAGATACATATTTAGCATCACCTTGAAGAGTATCAAACTCAAAATCTCCACTCATTCTAGGCACAACACCCTTCCAATTAAACTCACCATCTCCTGTTCCTGCTAGTCCTTCTATACCTTCAACAATAAGATTTTTAGGTATACTTATTACATCTAATGCATGAGAGATAGGAGCTAAGAAAGTATCATAAGCCAGATCTCCAAGAAATCCCCAAGAGTTAGGACCTTCTCCCCATCCATAATTTACCTTTTGTTTACTCTCTGGTTCTTGTTGTACTTCATAAAGTTTTAATGCTTCTTCTGGTGTTATTCCACTTTCCGCAGCAAAAGCATCTATTGAAGCTTGAAAATCTAATTCTTCTTGAGTCATTGCTGGTCCATATAAACCTATTTCACTAATTGGTGCTGGACCAGTATAACCAACAGAACCAGGATCTCCTGGTTTTATACCAAGCTCACGTTCACGTTCAGCCATTTTCATTTTTGCATCAGCTATTTTATTTACATCTGAACTTGGTGCAGGACGTTGTGATAAATCTGGATGTGTATAATATGATAATAACTCATCCTCTGTTACACCAAGTTTATTTCTTACGTACTTCTTTTCAAAACCACTAAGTGAATCATACTTTCTTTCTCCTTCTGGTTTATATCTTTCATCCCAAACTTCTTGAGAAGATACTCCAAGTAAGTCTTGAAGTTGTTTATGTTTAGCATATTCATCAGCTGATCTATAATCCCATTGACCATATTGATCATGTAAACGTTTCTGTCTTTTAGCTTCAGTTACATAATCTTCAAGGTTCATGTCTTTATACATATCACCACGTTTTTCATATACACTTTGCCAATCAATTTCCTTACCTTCTGGAGCTTGGCTTATTGTATTTATAGGTTTAGGTACATCCATTTGACTTGCTGGTGTAGGGAGAGGTTTCTCTATTTCAAAACCAATTTGTGCAGGTGAGTATGAAAACTTTCTACTAGTACCTTCACGATCTTTAGTTTCAATATTTCCTTCTTTATCACTAATCAAACTTCCAGAAAGAGTATTGTCATCTTTATTGAATCCTATATATGCTGCACCTGGATTTTCATCACTAAATATATCTCCTTCAAGTTTATCTCCAGCATATGTTATTTCTCTTGTAGTAGGATCAAATCCTGTTACTTTTTGAAATTTTTCTGGATTAGCTTCATGTCTTGCATTAAGATTTGCTATTACATGATCACTTTTTATTTTATTCCAATAGTCTTCATATTCATCTTTATTCATTAACTTTGTTGGATTGAATTTATCATAATACATTGTTTCATCACTTGTATTATGTAATGTCCACTCTTTCTTTCTTAAAGGATTTTTTTTAGGATCAAATTCTTCTCTATAAGTACCGTCTTCATTAAACAAATAATCTTGTTGTTTATCAAATAGTCTATTAGTTTTATTTCTATCTCTTTCTATTTTAGATGTTGTAAATTCACCTTCTGCATATGGATCAAATTCTTCTCCATCAAGTTCTAAATCATAACCTTCTGTACCAGAAGTATAACGTTGAACTAAATGAGGATTATTAAGAAAATTAACACTAGTATCATCTATTAAATCAAGTGGATCTTGATATTGATTTAAATCTACACCTTGATTAGCTTTAACTAAACCTCCAAGGTTTAAGTAATCTAAATAATTATAAAAATCTATAGGATTAATATATTGACTTGGATAATTACTCATATTTTTTATTTTTTATAAACTATTCTATATTATAATATACTAAATATTAAGGAGATAATCTAATTTTATAGTTTTGAAGTATAGCTATCATCTCTTCCTATTACTTTACCATCTCCATCAAAATCATATTTATTTAAATATTGTGATCTATCTAATACATTCTCATCTGATTGATCTTTTGGTCTTTCAAATATTCTCATAAATGCACCAGTTGCATAAGTTGGATTTTTATAATCATTTTTTAAATATTTTTCCATACTACGTTCTGTCATAGCATAATCAATTTGACCTTGCCAATTTGTTTTCCAATCTTCTCCTACAAAGTTTTTCATTTTTTCTAATCTAGATTTATGGTGTTGAAATAATCCTCCAGATGTACCGCTATCTCCCATTACACCTGGTCTAAATCCAGATTCATGTTCTATATTAGCAACTATACCTACTACTTGATTTTCAGTTAAATTAGGATTTTTATATTTAATATATTCATATACATCATTTGCTGTAGGTTTAGATTTATTTTTAATATATTTTTTATCTGCTTGAATCATACCTAATTTAACAAATTCATGTTTCATTGTGTTAGATATAGTATCACCAGCTAAATATCTTTTATATTCATTTTTTAATCTATTTTGTTTTTTATGGAACTTACCTTCTAGATCTCCATTAAATTCCATCTTTTCTATTTCTTCTTTTGAATATTTATTTAAAAACTTATTAGCTATATTAGGTGGTAATGTATTTAAAATATAATGCTCAAAACTTTTTGATTCATCATATTTTTCATTAACCTCTCTAAACTGCTTCATAAATTCATATGGAGTTTTACTTTTAGATTCAAGATCTTCTCCATATAAATCAGGAAACATTTCACCTAAAGATGATCCATCTCTATATGTACCTTCTATAAATTTTTTTGTATTAGGTTCTCCCATAAAATTAATTAATCCAGCTATTTCTGTTTGAGTATACGGAATATTTAAATTTCTATATTCATTCTGTATTTCTTTAGCTGCTTTCTCCATACTTCTTGAATTTTCATTTAACACTCCATTAATCTTATTGTCAAATATTTCATTTTGTTTTTCTATATCATTCTTATATTCATCTAAAGTACCGCCATATATACCAGCATCTTTTAATACAGAATAATCTTGACCATATAAACCAGAAGAAAAATCATTATATTTTTCTGTATTAATTATACCAGCTTTTAATAAATTTTTATCTACTCCAGGATACCATATATTTTCAAATTCTTCTCCAAAACCTTCTGCTAACTTATCATTTTCATGTGTTATATTTTGCCTATTAGGAATAGTATCATTATAAAAAGTACTGTCTTCTCCTATATTATAAACAAACCCATGACCATGAGGGTCTTCTACTTTATCTGGCTCTATTGAAGCTAATATATTTTTATATTCTTGAGTATCTTGATAACCATTATCTTTATAAGTTTTCCACTTATTCCCATATGAAACAGAATTAAAACCACCAGCACCTTTAACAGAACCTTTACGTCCATCATAAAATTTATATGTTCTATTTAAGTCTACATTTTCATGGCCTGGATTATAAAAATCTATATGAAAATGAGCAGCACCTGGTCTTCCTCTTTCATCTAATATTCTCATATTATGTTTTTTTAAAAACTCTTTTCCGTGTGGAGTTAAAGTATGTATATGGTCATGAGCATTAAATTTTTTTGTTCCTTGATTTGGTGCAATTTCATAATCTTCAAAAAAGAAATCTAATAAAGCCCTATGCTCATTACTTGTAGAACTTATGTCTAAAGCACTTGCATGTGCGTGACTTGATGCCTTTTTATGCTTTGTTCTATATGCACTATTTAAACGAAATAAATAATCTTCTGTTTCTCCTATTTGACCCATAAGATCATAAAGAGCAACCATAGCATGTTCGTCTAGTTGTGTTTTCTGAGGATTACTTCCTATTTCATATCCTTTATCACCATACATTTGTTTTGACTCCATAAATATAATTTTATCTTATTGATAGATTTATTTTAGTATTAACTAATTTAAGTATCATTTTTCTTGTATGAAGAAAAGCTGCTGGATCTATAGGATTTCCTAATTCATCAAATATTTCAGGAACATTATTAATATTTGTATAAATTTGTTCTCCCTCATATATACATGTACCATCATCAACTGTTGCTTCTGGATAATAATTTAATGCTGTTGAGTCCATGCAACCACAAATAGATCCTGGAGGACATACGTTTTGAGCATATATACAAGTACAATTATCAGCAGTAGCACCACCAAAATAATTTAATGCACTAGGATCTGTACATCCTGGAACACAACCTTCTTCAAGAATAGGTCCTTCTCCACATGGAAAACATGGTTCAGGTATTTCAGGAATTTGAATAGCAGGATTTACAAAATATTGAACTCTCTTTTTTAGAATTAAATTATTAGTATAATGTCTGAATTTTTTACGTTCTAATTGTGGTTTATCATAATTCATATAAGAAGCATTTAAGTCTCTTATATAACCATTTAATTGAGTTATAAAAATTGATTCAGATATATTTCTATCATTTGTGATATCCCAAAATTGATCAAATCTATATTTTTGTTCTACTTTACTATATAGTATTTGTATATCTTCAGTTCCTATTATTGGATATTGTAATGTGTCATTTATATTTGCTGTTTGTTGATTTAATACTAATAAGCCTGAAACCTGTTCAGAATTATATATAATAGCTTCATCAAAATTATACATTAAATCATGCCATCTATCATCACATCCAAAATTTAATACACAACCATCTGCATCAAATTTTGGTTTATATTGATATGATTCTAATTGATACTCAATACTTCTTACTGTATTAACAGACTGACCCATACTTTCAACAAGTTCTATTTCCCAAGGATATTGTACTGAATAATAATTATTAAATAAATCACAACGTACATTATGTTTCCATATACCTCCTCCTTGATATGTAGGTTCTACAAATGCTTGTTTATCAAATTGACACATTGCAGGATTTTCATTAACATATGTCCATTCTTCTCCTGTACCTGGATGTACTCCATAAAATTCTGAATACCCCCATAAATAAGGATCATCACAATCACCATATTCAGTTAACCATACATAAGGATCTATATCATCAGGTAGATTAGGAACTGTTAAATCATAATCTTCTAATACAGGACATGAACATTCTATCTTTATACATTTTGGTGGAAAGAAAGGATTTGTAGCTACTAGCTCACCATTTATAAGTTGATAATTAGCAAAAGTATCACCAACTTGAGTGTATCCTTCAGGACATTCACATTCACAAGGATTAAACATGTTTTGTATCAATTGATTGAGTATAGGTCCATAATCATCACAAGGTCCGTTTGCATATTGATACAGATAAGGTTGAGATTGAGTTGGTCCAAATCCATATGCATACTCTCCCTGATCACTACAAGATGAGTTAAGTAATCCGGCTTGAGCATAGTCTGGAAGATCTTCAAAACATGCAGCTACTGGATTAGCAAATACAGCAAATACTTCAGTTCCTGAATAACAAATATCAGCAGCATCACCACCAAATCCACCCTGACTTAATTGATCACTTAATAAAAATAAAATATTTCTAAAATTAGAACAAGAATATCTATCATTATAAGTTCCATCACCACATTGAACAGTCGTACTACCTATTGGCAATGCAGATTCTTCAGTATTCATCAGGTTCTCAAATCCTGCATCTAATCCTTCTTGTATATCTGTTCCACCACCAAAAGGATTTTGAGCATTTGGACATATACCCCAATTTGTAAACATTGGTGTACTTTCAGATTCACCAGTATTAGACCAAAGAGTATATCCTGCTTGTATATATCCTGCATTAGCATAAGGTTGAAGTAATTCCATAAGACCACAAGCAAAACCCCATTCTGCTCCATATACACCCCCAGAATATGTTGATCCAGAAGCATCCATACTAAAAACTATATTCATTGGATCTACAGTTATTTCCGGGTCACAACAATCAACAACGTCTATATCTATTTGAGCAGGTTGAAGTTCTTGTATTTTATATTCACATTCACCTGTATCTGGATTATATAAAAATCCATCAACACAAGTAGGATATGGAAGAGGTCTTGTATTTGTTGTCATAAAATGGTTATGACTTTGTATATTAAGTTCTGGATGCCAATCATGAAAAGATACCCATCCTTTTATTTTTGGATCATAACTTGCTGTCCATGATACATCTTTAAAGTAATCACTATCTTGTATATCAATTTCTGTTATTACATCATTATACACAGGATCAACACACTCTCTATCTTCACAAACTTTAGCAGCACAATGAACTTGTATAGTCTCATCAAAACAATCAGTATCTGTAGCTGGTATATCTGTTCCATATAATACTAACTCATATTCTTCTCCGAGATGACTACAATCACAATATTCATCAAAAGGCTCCGGTAATGGAGGCAACTCATCACAGACAAGACATCCATCAATCAAAGCACTTTGTAATGTAGGTTTAATTTGTTGTTTTAGTTGTATAGGATTATATTTCCAATTTTTAGAATAATCATTAACATATGCTACATTTGGAAGACAATCAGGATCACTTGCCTGATCTTCACCACACCCATAATAAGATAATATTCCTGACGCTTGAAAAGATGGTACCATATATAAAGGTCCACTTCCTATAGTTATAGGTTCAGTAGTTGGATCTGCAAGTTGGAAGAAAGGTAATTCAAAGTTATATACAGCACCCGTTTCCATTTCAGTTAAAGGTTCAGCAGTTGTACCTTGCCATGTAACACCACAATCAAATCCTGAAGGAGATCCTCTTTTACAATTATTTAAGGGGCCTGGTCCTGCAGCATCATAATCATAACCTGTATCATCAAGTGAATCAGGATTGTATAACCAAGGGCTAGTAAAATTAAAAGACCCTCCAGTACCATCTCCTAAAAATTGAAACTCTTCATCAGCTTCAAATGCTAGATCATTATGTTCATGTTTTGCTCCTATAACATGTCCTAGTTCATGTAAAAGTAATTGTGTGCTACCATAATTACCAACATTATCATATTGATCTTGAGTTTCAATATCAAGATCCATATTAAAAGCACCTTCATTAAGAAAATCATTGCTTAGAGAAAGCGCAGCAGAATAATGAGGTCTATGATAACCTAGATCGGTTATACTATTACAACCTACACTTCCTGTAAGCCCTACACCACTATTACTAAAATTATTAACAAAACCTGGTATACAACCGTCTGGAAATTGTTCTTCACAAGTTAAAGCTGAGTCTGTATTACATTCACAAAATCCATCCCAATTAGATAAATATTCATATATCTCATAAGGTGAACCATCTGGCATTTCTGTGCATTGTCTTGGTCTTGTAATCCAAGTACCAACTACATCTTTTGGTATTGCAATTAAATCAGGTTCATTACTATGTAGTGTTCTAGATAGTAAATTTAAAGTATTCATACTTCCCATTAAACCTCCCCATGTAGGAGCATAAGCAAGACAATATGAATTAATACAATCATCACCAGTATACTGAGCTCCATGAATATATGGACATTGATCTGGATCTTCATATATTGCTATACCTGCTAATGTAATTTGTGCACCAACATTTTGGAACATTATTTCACTCATTATTGCAATCTGTGCTTCTACATATGCGGTCCAAGCATCAACATCGTTTTGAGGATAAAAAGCTGGATTATAATTTGTTAACCAGGTATTACACGTGTTACCAAAAGGTGCAGCAGCAAAAGTAAACCAAGGTATATCAACAAAATGTCTTATACAAACTTCTTCTCCATCTACAAACATTACAGATGGATTTTGATCTAACATTCTAGATGATATATTTGATTCACCTCTAGCTGATCTTGCTGCTCTTTCTAGTTTAAAGTTTACTTCTGATTCATTTGCTTTCCAAATATTTCTTAACTCATTTCTTCTGTGTATAATTTCTTCAGGGGTTCCATCATCTGTTCCACAACCTAAATTATTAATTTCAACTACACCTTCTCCTTCTACTCTTCCTATTCTATCTGAAAATTTAAATAAACCATATTTTGAATTTTGAAGTTGACCAATATCATATTGCTCATCATTTATCATTATAAACCCTGTTATTTTAGAATTATCTTTATTACCTGAAATTATTATTTTTCCTTTATATTTATAAAGTTCATTAGTTAATATAGATTGTTCTTCTCCTCTTATATTATAAATTCTATTAGAAGTTGGTTTACTATCTTGCATAATAATACCATCCTTAGTACTTCTTCTAACTTTAAAACTATTTAAAATAGGAGATGCTTCAATTAAATTTACAGTAAGTACTTCATCATTTTTAAATGGTATTTCTAAATGAAATTTCTTAGGTTTTTTATCCCAAATAGTATCAAAAAATATTTTAGATACTCTAAATGATATACTATTATCTTTATCTCTAGTTCGCTCTGCTTTTTGTTTTTCTATTGGATTAGTAAAAGTTTTTCTAATAAAGCTTTTTCCAAAAGAAACCATTTCACCAGTATCTGGACTATCTTCATCATCATCTTCACCTTCAGTATCTTCAACTGGTAAAACTTGATATGCTCCAGTTACTACTGTACAGCATTTTTGTAATTCTTCATCCCATATCCAACCTCCTGGACAAGGTCTACAACAACTTTGAAGTTCTTCATCCCATTCATATTTTGGATGAGGACAGCTTCTTACTTGCTCTACTCCAAGACATTCTGTTTCATTTACAAAAAACATTTGATTTTCTGGATCAAATTGTAAACATTGATTTGTATTACAAGGTTCATAATCCTTTTTACTAAAGTATACAATGTCATAGTTAGGATCATATACGGCTTGGCAACCAATACCTATTACAGGATTATCAGCAAATTTAGTTCCTTCTAATTCTGGAAATGCTTTTAATAATCTAGATGGTAAATATGTATTAAACCATTGTTTCATTCCTGCATCAGCAATATTAGTTAATGACTGTGAGTAATTAAATATTTTACCTTGAGCTTGAGACATGTAATATACTCCTGCAGGTGTATTTATTACACTCAATGAATTTTCACATGATCCATATTCATGTGGTAAATCAGCTGTACTTATTTGTTGCATTGGATCATTAAATAAACCTCCATCACCAATAGTAAGCTTTGTGTTAAAGTCTGTACTTAAAGTATCAACACCTTGAAATAATTGTGGAGCTATATGAGGAAATAAAATTAATGCTCCTGATTTAGATATAGGTTTAACTGTAGTAGGAACGTTTTTAAAGTCTTGATAATTATTTGGTAAGAATACTCTCCAAAAATCTTTTTTAGATTCTTTATTAGCTTGATTTGAATATATTATTCTTTTAGTATAGTAATCATAACATGTATCTGCTACTATAGGATCATAGTCTCTTGGTTGTATTAATCCGTAAGTTACCATTTGACTTACCATATTAGATTTACTTAAAGAAAAATCATATTTATAATAATTACCTTTCTCTATTATATCTGCATGAAATAATGATTGAATATCTGTATAGTCAGCCCAATCATAATGTTTTTGATCTGTACTTTCTCCTTGATGTCTTAATCCTACATTAAGTTCTGATTCAACAAAGAAATCATTTATACCACTACAATGAGTATACATATAAGCAGTTCTTAAAATAAACATACTATTAGTTGAAGTATTTTCTTGATTTTCAACATCTTCTAATACAGGACCATTAGCAAGATAAACACCAGATCCAAGATCTGATGTATCACCAATAGCAAATCCAGGTGGTCTATCTAAATTACGCATTGCTGATGGAACAGCATTACCATCAGTCCAATCAAAAGAAAAGTTTGTAATAGGTGCAAGTATATTATGAATATCATATTTTGTAGTATCCATCCAATATCTTGCAAAACCAACATTCATATACTGTCTATAATCAAAAGCAAATTTATCAGGTTGCCCATTTAAAAATTCCCAAAAGAAAGGCATTATAACCTTTTCATTATATCTATTTATATAACAATCACCACCAAATAAAATACCTGATTTAAATACTTCTCCTGGTACAAATGTATCATCATCTAAATTTTCAGTAAATGGAACTAAAGTATCTGGTGTAACTTCAACATCTTCAACATACACACAAGTACAATCATCATTAGTGGCAGTTGAATTATAGTTAACTGCTAATGGATCTGTACAACCTGCAATACAGTTTCCTAATATCCAATCATCTCCTTGACAAGGAGAACATGGTTCAGGTTCTTCTGTAAATCCTGGTCTAATAAATTTTTGAGCACAAGGTACAGGTAGTTGTTTAATACCATCTAATTGACCATATTGATTATCCATTGCAAACTTTAATCCTACATAATGAGCACCAATATATGATATATAACTTTGAGTAGGAGTAGTCCAATTCTCTAAAGTACCTATTGTAAATCTAGATGAATCAAAGTTATTACCATCTTGCCATATTGGAGTTTGAATATTTCCAAAAGTTCCTGCAGTTTGAATAGTAACAGTAGCAGGTCTATGTAAATTATTAATTTTAATATTCTCAGTAGTATTAGTGGATCCAAAGTCTTGTAAGGTGTTACCTACATATCTTCCTTTGGTTATATTATTTCTATATACAGATCCTTCTTGAAGTTCAAATGTATCTGAATACAGACCATATGAATTATATTTATAGGCATGATTTCTTAATCCTGCTACATTATATATAAAGTCAATTATTATATCTCCACCTACAGCAGCATAATGGAATGTCATAAATACACCACTTATAATCTGTCCTAAGTTAGGTAGTGATTTTACATCAGTACCTTCAAACTTAATTTTTCTATTACCTATTGCTTCACCAAAAGCAGCTTGTTGTATAAGGTTAAGAGGTTGAAGTGTACCGTCTAATATTGTACCTGTACCTGAGTAATATGCAGCTTCAGCTATACCTGGTGTAGCAAGAGAACCCTGTGTAAATCCAGTTTCTGCAGCTTCTATAAGTAAATTATTTACAATACCTGGATTAGGACCAAATAAGGGAGGTGGAGCTCCTATTCCTGTTGCTACTTCAAGTTCAGTAGCTCTTTTACCACGCATTTTACTAATTCCATAACCTACACCGACCACTGCTGCAATGATAGCTGCAAAGTCTCGTAATAGTGTAACTTTAGGATGTCCTTCGGAAGGTCTAAAAGATCCTGTTTGAATACCCCTTGTCCATCCGTAAGTCTTAACTTCAGCAGGATTTAAATAAGGTCTTTGGAAAGATGTCTCAGGTGAATGAAAAGTATAAAAATTATTACAATTCAAAGGATTAGTACTATTACCACAATATCCTGTACCTGGTTGTCCCATAGGTTGTGGGTTTGTATTATCCCAAAATTGTGGTGCAGCTGTTGTTAAAAAAACATCATTGTTAGTACTATTATATGGATAGTTAGCATGAAGACCTACAGATCCTTGAGCAATTCCATCTCCAAAAGTATCTACTAGAGGATATTGTTTCATGTTTCTAAATAATCCTTTTGATAGTATAGATTTGTTACCTTCTCTTGATCCAACTAAAATTTCATAACCTACAACATTTGATATTGGTTTACCAGAATTATCTATAGGCCAAGCAATATTATCAAATTCAACTCCTAAAATACGTATTCTTTGATTATTATTATTAGATCTATCAACAGTCCATTCTGTAGTATCTGTTTGTTCTTCTGGAAATTTATGATGTCTAATAGGTTTACCACATAAATCTCCCCATCTTCCATGAGGATCTTCTGAAGGATATAATTCTGTTGATTCCCAATATCCCATTTGACCTTTAGAAAGTATAACACCTCCATCATCTGTTGTTGTTACTCCATCAAATTCATCTACAGATGCTGTATTAGAAACTTGCCATGGTTCTGTTTCATTTGATCTAAGTATATTATTACCATCTGTAAGTGTAGAATCTTTTTCATCATCAGTTGCTTCACGTCCAGGAATATGATATGAACTAGATTTTTCACCAGTTTGATAAATAAATCTAATAAAGAAAGCATATTGTTCATCTCTCATAAATGTTGGCTTATTACCACCATTCTTATAATACTCAGCAGGATATTCTACAGAAACCCATTTAGCAGTTATGTTATTTGCTAAAGGTTGATAATTAAAATCAAAATTTGTTGTTGGACTTATTCTAAGAAGATAATCATTAAGAGGTATCATCTTATCAGATTTTTCATATGCAGGATTTTGTAAAGTTAAATTCTGCAATGGAACTTGTTGTGATGTAGCTTTATTTGTAGGGATATAATCAATACTAATAGTTGTTTGTTTTGTACTGTAAAATCCCACTTGAACAGCTGTTGGTTGTTGCTGTTGATTTGATAATATAACTAATTTATAAAAATCAAAATTTTCATCTAAGTTAGAAATTTTTATATTTAATGAACAGGCTGTACCATCATTATCAAATAAAGGTTGAATATTAGATACACCAATATAATCACCTATTTGTTGTTCATTTATTGTATATGCAACATAGGCTTGATAAGATCCATTAGGTAATTGTCCAGGACTATCTCCTTTCTCAATATCAATACATGGAGTTTTCATTAATGGTGCTAAACGTATAAGATCACAATTGAGTCTTTTTGGTTCTATGTCTTCATAAACATAACAATCAGAACCATCAATTCCAGGACCTGAAACTTGTTCTTGAAACCAAGGAACATATTCATTTTCAGGTATACTATTAGCAAAACCTAAATTAAGAGTTCTAGAAGGATTTAAACCATCATCCCAATATATTTGCCAAGTACAATCATAGTTTTCTTTAGCAGCTCCTGTTATAAGATTAGAATGTCTAAAGTTTAAACATTGATCATTTACTAATGTAGTATATTCACATTTACTATCATCAAATAATCCTATCTCACTTCCCCAATTATCATTTCCAGAAAATATTATCCAACTATCTCCATATAAATAAATGGCACCTATAATAACAAATCCTGTTTGAACACATATAAGATTAGCAGGTTCATTACCTATAGTACCAGCATCACCTTTTGCAGAATTATTAATACAATTTCTACAGTGTACCCAGTTTTCTTTTCCCACAAAACTTTTATGAGAATCTTTTATCATACCTTTTACAAATACATCAGTATCTACATTAGAGGTATCATTAGGTTTAAAGTTTTTACTTTTATTCTCTGCCATTTTATTTATCTTACAGGAGGATAACTTCTAAACATATCATAATAATTATGATATTGTGCTTTTCTATTTACACTCCATATTTTTTGCATGTCTTTAAAGTCTGGAGTATTTATAAATCCTAATGCATTATTACGTGCTGCTCTTAATTTACCTTGCATATATTTTAATTTTTGAGAAACATCTTCTCCATCAAATAACATGTTTTCTAATATTCTTTCTTTCAATGCATATTCATAGTATTCATTACAATAAGGATGATCTAATACTAATAATTCTCCTTCTTCATTCTCCATTGCTCCTTGATAATTCATGTATACTTTTCCTGTATCAAAATTAGTTAATAAAAATCCATCTTTTATTTCTGCAATATCAACAGCTTCAGCATTAATATTAGGACAACCGTTTTCAATAACTGAAGTACTATTTTTTATTCTTAATGGATAAAATCTTGTAGAAGTTCTATATTGTTCAGCACCCATATATTGAACTACCATATATTGATTAGTATATACAGTTTCTCCATTTTCTTCTTTAGGACAAGTTTTAACTACACAAACATCTTTACATGTAGGATCATCACAAGGACCAACGTCTCCTCCATCAGGAGATGGTACATACTCAGTTTGAGTTGTGTCAACATGTGTACCAGAAGGAAATGTATTTACAGTTTTAAATTCATCACATACAAAAGCATAATTTAGATATTTAAAATCAGAGGGTAATTTAACTTTACTATGTTCAACTTCTAATACATCTTCTTTAGTTCTATGTATTTTTAATCCTAAATCATAATTAACTCTGATTGCAACTTTAATTAATTGCTGAGGTTCAACCATCCCTTCTAAAGCTTGACTAGAAAAGTCAATACTAACATCTTCCATTAATTGATTAAATGTTCTATATTTATGTGAAATTGCCATTATCTATTTAAATTTTGTTTATTATCTGAATCTTCTGAAGGAACTTTTAATGTATTAAATGTTTCTTGCATTACTTGTTGTTCTATTTCTGCAAATAAGAATTCAGGTATAAACATTCTTTGTTTATATCTTGGTATACAGTTATCTGAAGGATCACAATTAAAATTTGAAATATCATTTTCCCAAACCCCTTCTATTTTTACAGCATCCCAATCTATATTAGGAAAATATAAATAATCATTTAAAAACCAAAAGTATTTAGTTGTGTTATATTTAAATGTAGTTGACTTAGTCATTGATGCATAAGTTCCTGGTGCAGTAGCTTGACACTCTGTACAACCATCAATTGATGATACAGTTCTAATTAATGGACCCCAATATCCTTCTTGAAATGCTGGAAGTTTTAATTTTGTACGTTTAATAGTTATATCACTTTTTATTCCAATATAATCTGATTCTATTTTATCTATATCAACTAATTCTACATAATCTAAACTTTGCCAAATACCATTAAACTTCATTAGCTTATTAGCATTATCTTGTCTTCTCATGTATAATTGAGCATATTTTTTAATCAGACTATAAAGATATCTATCTGTAACAAATGCATCTTCAGATTCAGCTTTTATTTGACCTCTGACCCGAGATACTATATCTCCTATTGTTTGCATACTATTTAACTTTTATTTTTATACATATGAGCAACTCTTTTCTTACTTTCCATAACAATATATTTAGGCCATTGTTCAGGATATGTTTTTGCTACAGCTCTTTTAAATTGTCTAACAGCTTTAAATTGCCACAGTTCTCTATTTTTAAATCTATATTTAGTTGCTAAATTTGTATAAAATATTTTAGCAATTTTACCATCAGTTGCATGATTTCTATTTTGAAGAACTTTACCATATTGTTTTGAAAGAGAATAATTAGTATTTACACTCTTTGCAGCAGGACATGTTCCTATAAATAAATAACCTAGGGAATCAGGTAATTCTACACCTTCTCTGCTTTCTATAACTTCTTCCCACAACTTTGTATTATATAATCTAATAATTTTTTTAAGCTTAGAATTGTCTATATTACTATATACAGGATACTTATCTTTAAATTCTTTTATCAATTCTGAATTTAATAAACTTAAAACTTTTTCCCTGTATCTAGGAGCATTTAAATTTGGAGCTTTAAAATTACTTATCATACTATACAATATAATTTACAAAAAAAAGAGGATTAATAAAAGTTTAAACCCAATAGATTAGTCTGGTGAATAAGTTAGTTCACATATATTACCTTTATTATAATCATGTAATTCTATTACACCTGATCTTTTAGATCCTACAAACTTATTATGATAATGCCAATAATCTGTTCTAGAAAGACTTGGAAGTATCTTTAGCATAAAACCTGTACGTTCATTTGTAGTAATATATTCTACTTTCTTTTTATGATGCAAATGACCTGTAAATAAGGTTCTATTTGCAGTTATACCCCATTGTTGTGCAAACTCTGTAGCATAAAGTAAAAGAGAGTTTTTAGTATTTACATCACCATGTTCAAAAGCAAAGAAATTATCACCCCATGTATATACTTTTCTTTCAAGATATGTTACATCCCAAAGTATATTAGGATCATCTATAGCTCTAGATAAAGCATGAGTTAAATGAAATGAAGATAATCTATCATGGTTACCAGGAATATATACAACCTGAAGATCATCACAATATTGTTTTATAAAATTTATACTCCAATATATTGCATCAAATGCTTGCATATATGCATCTGTAGCAGTAGAACAATTATCTAATGGTGTACCACTAGTAGTAGTACCTGCCCATGTATCCATATTCATTAGATCTCCTCCTACTACATAAAATATTTTTTTAAGATTATGGCCAGAATGTGCTCTTTCTACAAGATCCATAATAGTTTCTTCAAAATCTTTATCTATAGTTTCGTTACCTTGTTTACCAAAATGAATATCTTGTAAAGATAAAATAGCACATACATCTTTTTTACTTTGACTTTTAATTCTTTTAACTGGAGAGAATTTTTTAGGTTTCCAGTTTTCAAGTAATTGTTCTATATGAGCAGTATCATCATTTTTAAGTTTTGTAATTAAAGCTGATATACGCCAATGATCTGACATTTGTTTATTCCAATATTGAGATAACTTCCATTGTGTTGTGTCAATATTTAATATTTGTATAATTTCTTCAGGAGATTTAGGTTCTGTATGTGATATTCCAGTAATTTTTCCTTGACCATTTTCCATGTCATATGATGATGTACAATCATCTGTGACATATCCCATCTCTTTTTCTTCTTTTCTTTTTTCTCTTTCTTCTGCATAAATTTCTTTTTTTATTTTATCAAATTCTTCTTCTGTTATTCCTAATCTCTCTGCACAATATTCTGAATTCTTTTTCCATTTTAAAGCATTTTTTACTTTTTCTTTTAAATTCATAAGATAGCTATATTAATTAGTGCTGCTAATATATAAAAAAAATGTTAATAAAAAAAGAGCCCCAGATGAATATCTAGGGCTCAAGCGGTTTGTAGAGTAAAACCAACAAAAAATCTCTACTTCCTCGCTATGGAATTGTTACATATAATATTACTGATGCCGGATCATATGTATTAATTGTATCATTTGGACCTGGACCAGTTGTAATAAATTTTAATTTATAAGTTGTACCTGAAACCATTGAATTATTAAGAATTAATCTAAATGTGTTATTCATCATAGGATTTCCTGAATTAAAACTTTGCCATTCTTGCCAATCATCTGTACCATCAGTTGCAAACCAAAGTCTCATATCTGTTATATTAGATGAAAAATCATAATATATAATATCTATAAGATCTTTTGTTACTTGGCTTATATAGAAATTTTTAACCATATATGGATATGCTGTTGGATCACTTTGTGCTAATGCTAATTTTTGTAGAAAATGATCTAATCTTTCACCTTTGTTCATACATACTTCTACTGCAGAATATAGATCATCTTGTCCATCAGGTCCTCCCCAATCTGTTACTTGTATATTTGTACACCATTTATTTTGTTGATGACAATTTCTTACACATTCAGAACACGTTACTTCACTACACGGTTCTGAAGGAGTTCTACAAGTAGAATCTCCATATACTGCATTTGCAGGTATTGTATAGGAAGTACCTGCACAATTACATGTATTAGGTGTAGAACAAGTTCCGTTTTTACAAGCCATTTTTTTTAATTTTTAATTATTAACAATCTGCTACATATTTTATATTAACCCAATAAATACCAGTAGTAGCTCCATCTCTATCATATTGTGCAACTCTTCTAACTGAATTTGTAGTAGCAGCTCCATGTTGTGCATAATATGCTCCATCTACTGGCTGATCAGTTACAGCTCCAGCATTTCCTCCTGCTGCAGATAAATAAGCTGGTACACTTGGATCAAATTGAACTCCTGTTGTATTATATAAGTTTATACAATTACTTGCAGTTACCGCAGCAGTTCCTGCTTTAGTACAATTTGTGGTATCACCTGAATCAGTAGCATATGTTGAAACCGGATCTCCATTAAGTGTTCCTGACATAATTTGTACAGAATCAGTACCTGTTGGACATTTTGTATCAGTAGTTAATTCCATGCCAGAAGTATCAATACCTGTTACACGCATTATTGCATTACCTATAAAGTTTGATTGATCTCCTCCAGAATGTAAATTAGAATCAGTTGTTAAATAACTCTTATCTATAAAAGGAACAACTCTAAATCCATAATTATATAAACCACTAATAGTATTAGATCCACCTACAGTTGTTCCTGTATATGGAACCATTTGAGATGAGTTAGGTCCAATATAACCATCTATATTAATTGGATTTTTAACACTACCAGTAGGGAATCCTTTTAATCCTGTTTCTGATAATACTGTTCCTGTTAAAGCACCTGCTGTTTGTAATACTGTTGCAGCACTTCCATCTTGTGATGAAGAAACTATAGGTACCAATACTTGTTTTAAATCAAACTTTTTATATGTACATCCTTGAGCAGTTCCCCAACTAGTTCTTGCAGAACCATTAACGTATAATATATCTAATAATTCATCATAATTTTGTTGATACTTAGCAGTAGGTTGTGAACCCCATCCTGCTGATAAAGTTGCACCACCATAATTACCTTTAGAATTAACATCTCCAATAAAGCAAATTAAGTATACAGTACTTGGTACAGAACCTCCAGATGCCCAATAAGAAGGTAAACTCTTAAATGAAGAATATCCTGGTGCTACAGTTATACTACCACTTGCTCCATTAGCTTTATCTACCATTGATTTAGTATATTCCATATAATCACCAGAATTACCACCTGCTACAGGTACATAATTAATAGTTCCTGTCCATGTTGAACAATTAGATTGAATTAATGTTTTAACTCTTTCCATTTCTGTTTTTATAACAGCTGCTTCATCTTCACTTAATATATTAGTATCAACAAATACAGTAATATCCGTATCTGTATTTTGAACTGTTGAAGCATCAACTATAGGTATTGTTATAGTATTAATAGTTCTATTACCTGGATTACCTATAGTACAATCTGTTTCTGCATATACCTCTACAGAATCAATTCCACTAGCTGGACGTGTAGAATTAGGAGTATATTTTAATTGAACAGTTCCTCCTAAATTAGAATCATATGTTGAATCAGAAGGTAAAACAAAAGAAGTTGTACCACCTAAAGTAGATGTAGCATTCCATGTAATTGGAGTAGTTTGTGTTGAATATCCTACTATATCAATAGGGATTCTTAAAGTTTTACTAGCAACTGCATACCATGCATGTCTATCTGGTGCATATGCTTCTGAAGTTGAAATTGTAGAAGTATCTCCATATTTAGTTCTTACATAAGATGGCTTGCAATCACAACAAAAAACAACTTGATCTATAGTTTTATTGACAGTATTAGCTAAAGCATAAATATAATATGTTGTAGCTCCTGCTTTTTTTAGAGATCCTACATATTGCCATCCGTTTTCATTTGAATTCATTGTAGTAGTCATTCCACTAGCTGGATATGCTACATTTCCACAACTTATACTAGTTGTAGGATTATCACTAATAGCTGTTGTATTAAGAACAAAATGACCATCTGTTCCTGTTTCAGTACTATCTGTACCTTTATAAACTTCAGGTAATCCTGTAGAAGAATTAAATCCTACTATCCATGCTGTAGTTGTAGCTCCACTTCTATTAGTAGCTAATGTTAATTTTGTAGTACCTATACTTGATATTGTTGAAAGATAATCAGAAGATGTTTTACTATAGGATGTACAAGTAGCAGAAGTAGTTGTAAATGTAGTTCTATCACAAGTTGAAATATTTCCTGATAAACTTGTTGTTTGAACATAAATATCATATTTAGTTCCTGCAATTAATCCAGCTGTTTTTCCAGTTGTAGAAGTTGCTGTTGGTGATTTAATAGTTTGTTTAGAAATCATACTTCCTGATTGATCCTCAACTATAACTTCATAAGTAGATTTTGAAACAGTACTCATTTTAGTTACACTATATTCTACAGATGTTTCTCCTGTAGTAGTTAAAGTAACTGTAGGACATGCTGATGAATTTTCTAATGTAAATTCCATAATACGTTCACATTGATGAGAACCATCTGTAAAACAAAAATCTATTTTTATTTTAAAATTACTATTTAAATCTAATCCTTTACCATTTAAACCTGCAATACTAAAACCTCTAGTATTTGTTAAGTAATTATTAACTTGTACATAATCTATATAAGTATTAAGAGATGAGTCTTCTACAGTAATTTTTGTTCCTTTTACTTTATCACAATCATAAAATCCATCAGGAATTACCATGCTTGTAAATAAAAATTTAATACTTGATACAGCTCCTGTTGTTTGATTTTTAACTAAACTTACTTTTGGATCATATGTAAATCCAGTACATCCAGAAGGAGTTACAGTAGTTTGTAAACTATCAAGTGCTGTTCTCATATCACATATAGTTTTCCATGCATTACTAAATGATTGAGCTAAATTTGATGGTGAAGTATTCCATCCTGGAATTGATGTCATGGTACCATTACCACTTAAACGATCTTTAGTATTTAAACCAACACATGAAGCTTTAGAAGCTTTTAAAATTTCTGGAGCAGTTCCTAATGCTTGTTTTAATTTACCATAATCTTTTTCTAAGAGTTCTAGGAGTTGATTCATCTCCATTCTTTGACCCTTCTTACCTATATATTTTGGTACAACTTTAGGTGGAACGTATGCAGCACCTCCTTTACCTCTTTCTATTTCTCTTATTTGATTTTTAAGTGTTGTAATAATAGGTAGTCTAGCTATGTGAGAATTGCTAACTCCCGTACCAAATCCTTGACTTTCTCCTACTATTGTAACATCACCTGTATCTACTGTCCCCATTCCTGGTTTAGGAGCACACGAACCATGACTAGCATTTAATAAACAACATATCTTTTGATTTACAAAATCTGTCCAACCACTATATTGATATTCTTCTACTGTTGTACTAGCATTGTCATCAAAATCACCATAATTATCTGGATCATAAGCCCAATTTATTATTTCAGAATAATAATCATCTTCAAGAGTTTGCAAGAACATAGTGTCACCTGCTACAAGTGGGGTATTTTGATCTGGATCATTTATGTTGTTATATAAATCACCAACTAATTGTGAACTGCCACTACTAGTATAACCAGTAAAAAAACATTGTGGTAATACCACCTTAATTATTCCTGGATCTCCAGGTTCACCTTGTAGACCTTGTTCACCCTGAATAGTTTCTCCTGTAAAAGATGTACCATCACTATATAACCAAGTAAATGTACCATCACCATTATCTGTAGTACTTATAATTGTTATACCATCTGCACCTTGTTCTCCTTGTAAACCTTGCTCTCCTTGTAAACCTTGCTCTCCTTGTATACCTTGCTCTCCTATTGGTCCTTGCCATAAATCAATTACATAAGGCTCATCTCCTGAACAAGTTGTATAAATTAAAAAAGTATTATTATCATTTTGTACAACATTACTTATACCACAACCATCTGGCCCAATATCTCCTTGTAATCCTTGTAATCCTTGTAATCCTTGCAATCCTTGTGCACCTTGTGGTCCTTCTGGTCCTTCTGGTCCTTCTAAACCTTGTAGTCCTTGTTCTCCTTGTAGTCCCTGTTCTCCTTGTGCTCCAGACAAACCCTGCACACCTTGTAAGCCTTGCGGTCCTACAGCTCCTTGTGGTCCTTGTTGTAATTCTAGTCCATCTATATCTGCTATTATTTCTTGAATAGCATCAATATTAAAATTTACTTGATTTTGTACATTACATAATGTATAAATTATATCTTGAGTAATTTCTTGAATTGTAGTTCCTGGAGCTTCCTCATCTAAAGTACAAAGTGGTAAAATACCACTTACATCAACAGAAGCTTCTAATCCATTTTCTATTAAAGAACATATTAATTCAGCAATTTTTGCAATAACAGTGCTTACATTATCACCATTACATACATTAATACAGTTTAAATCTGGCCCTTGCCAAATAACACATTCAGATGATATAGGATTGCATCCTCTTGTAGCCTGAGTACTTAATGGTAACATAAATTTCTTTTTTTTATTTTTCTTCTGAAATTACTATATATAATAATATACAAAAGATTTAATTAACAACCAAGTTATTCACATTTTGATATATTGTTACATTCAGCTTTACTAACTGTAGTATCAATTATATTATTATCTGTAATAACTAACTTTATATATTTTTGAGAACACCAACCGGTTGTTTCAAAACAATAACATACATTAATTGTATGATTTGTATTAACTGATGCATTTTCTATAGTAGTTTTAAATCTTCCAAATTCATCAGTAAAACCAAAATTTCCTCCATCTAATATTATTTCGTAGTTTGGTATTGGAGTTCCGTTTTGATTTACAACTTCAATAAATAGAGTTTCTATATCCTCAACACAACTAACTTCAGGATATGGGGTTATTTCTATTTCTGTACTAACCCATTGACCATTAGAACATGTTTGATTTGGTGCAACACATCCCAACATTGGATGAATCATATCTAATGTTGTTTGATATCCAAGACAAGTAGTTACTGGAGCAGGTATTTGTTCACAAGAAATATCTTGTCCACCAGCACTTGTTAGAAAAATTAAATTCGTACCTTCAGGACAACAACATGTTGAATTAGTATCTATATCACTAGGATTACAATCTACTGGTATTGGTCCGTGACTAATAAATTCAAAAGTATAATTTTCATTTTCATTAAGTGGATCAAAACTACTCCAATTTCCATAAATAAGAAGAGGTCCTGGTTGAAAAGTTTCTACTTCTGAAGCATTAGGAATAATAGTAAATCCTTCTAAAAGACAGGGAGTATTACTTACACTTGTTCCTTCATCAGAATAAACACCAGTAACAAAATTATCACCAGAATCAAGTGTGGCAGTGTATGATGGTTCATAAAAAGTTGTTCCTTGTGCGCAATCATATGAACATGTTCTTTGAAGTATTGATTTTTCAGCTCCCATTAAACCCCAATTTGCTTGAGGACCACAACCACTCCAGAATATACTATCTATATCTGTTACTCCTATACTCCAAGAAGGCATATAAGTTCCAGAAAATATATCAGCATCATCAAGAACAGACTCTGGAGTAGGTAATTCTTCATAATTATTATTTTCATCAATTTCACTAGAATATTTTAAATCATAAATATTATCTCCATCTACATATACTACAGTTATTGGTCTAGGACCATTCGCTTCACCTCCATTTAATTTAAATGAATTATAATCTTTATTAGTATTTCCAAATAAAGTAAGAGCTACTATTAGAGCTTCTCTATTTTCTCCAGTTGCCCCTTCACTTGGTGCTGTACTAAAATGATTATAATCAATATACCAAACATCTCCATTTTCATCTGTATATTCTGTTAAACCAACAGTACCATAACCTTCAGTTGGATCATATAATCCAGTTTCATCATCATAAAAATCTTCAGAAGACTCTATATAAAAACGCATATTTGGATCGTTATATTTAAACCACGCACCTATTGTACCAGCTTTAGGATGACCTTCTGGATAAGGTTTTAAATAGAATTGAGCAATAGGAATTTTATAAACAGGTCCATTTGGATCAGGAGAATTGCTTGGATCATAATCAGGATGATCTTGCCATTCATTTATAAAACCAACTGGATCTACTGTATAATAAAAAGTAACTTGACCTTCTCCAGACTTTACTGGAAAATGATATAGAGGTTTAAAAAAAAGAGTTCTACTAATATTGATACCACCACCACTATTATATCCACTACCTAATGGACCTTCTCCACAATCATTATTATTAAGTTGTTTAGCATTTGGTATAAAAACTTGAGGTTTTGGACAACCATTATTACATGTATGTGTCATCCAAGGTTTACATGAATCACCAGGTTCCCAATTATCTTTACAATATTCTATTTCAGATTCAAGATATGGATAATGTTTTTTTAGATCAAGATCTTTCCAACTATATAATTCTTTTTTTATTATATATTTTTCTAATTGTTCTGTTATATTAGATGAGCATATTCCATATCTTTTATGTTTAAAATCTTTTAAAACATAATCTGCAAATTTTTGCTCAACGTCAACTCTTTTTCTTAGATCTCTATTATTCATGTTATTTAACTAGCAAGATGTAGGTGTTATCTTTTTTAATTTAGATTCAGCATATCTATAAATTTCCCATCCTTCATCTGGTGAACTACCATATTCTACTTTTGCTTTAGCAGCATCAATCATTATTTTTATTTGAGACATCTGTGATAAAACTCTTTTTTTTGATGAACTTGGCTCACATGGATGAATATCTATATCATTTAATTTTTTATAATACTCAGTCATTATTGAAGTTATTCTTAAATGATTATATTCAACATATACTTTATCATGTGGTTGTACTCTATATTGTATAGCATATATACCATCAGGATAACTATTTAAAACTTGTCCACAATCAACTTTTTGTAAACCTATTGCACAAGGATTGATATTTAAACTAAATCCTTGTTGTACTTCTACAATAAAAGGAACTTGAAATCCAGGAGGTAAAATTAATAATTCAGGACATTCTACAGCTAGATTATCTGCATATTGACTTGTATCTTTGATACTTAATATGTTTTGATTTGATACTGGAAGCACTTCCAGACTTAATATATGTTTTGCTGCCATAGGATTATTTTAATATAGTACTCATAAATAATATACAAAAAATGGCTTTGATATAAAAATAAAAAGGGCAGGAAAATACCCGCCCTTTTTAAATATAAGCTGATTACTATTATAAAGAAGAATCAACTGAGTTAAGATCGGTATAACCAATACCAGCCCAAGCAGGTAAATTAGTTCCAAATAAAGTAACTAAATCACCATCTGCGCCAACACCATCTCTAGCAGCAACTCTAATCATATATTGATCATTGTCAAACGTACCAGAAGGGTTATTAAACCTTGGAACAGAATGTTGGATATAATAACTATTCCAATCATTCTGCGTTCTATCTACATAAGTAAATAAATCATCACCTTGTTCAATCTCTCTCATTCTAGAAGCATTTCTAGTTCCAACTGGAAAATGATGCTGTCTATATGATTCAGATAAAATAAGATCTCTTAAAACTGTTTCACCAGATCCAATTAATTGTGCACCATTTGCAGTATGTGCAAAAGTTCCACAAGTAACACATACGTCACCTGTTTCATCTAATACATCTGCATTAGTGATAATAATTGGTTCCATTTCATGATAATCTCTAGGATCAAATGAACAATTACCAAATGTAGTGCTAGTAAAGGCAGCAGTTAAAATTAACTGACCTTGATTAGAACTAGTAATTGTAGATAATGCAGATCCACTGTTATAACCAGTTACAAAAGAATCACTTGATGCAGTTACAGTACTAAATGTAGCACCACCATCAGTAGATGTCTTTAATGTAGCAGTTATAAATTGTGACCAAAAAGTATCATCATTAATCTCATCAGCAATATTAGCTAATACCCAAGTTGGATCTTGATAAGATTCACCTGTAGTACAACATAAATTGTTAGCAGAAAATACTTTATACATATTGTGACTCATAAATCTAAGAGCAGGAGATCCTTTAAGATCAACTCTTACCATACCTAATGATCCACATGGAAAACAATTGTATTGTGCAGTTAATGTAATTGCATCATTTACTGCAGCTTGTGCATCCATTTTACCAATAAAATTAACATACTTTGGATTTAAAATTTTACTTTTAATAGTTTCCTGATATCCTCCCATTGCTGGATTATTTCCTACAGTATCTGAACCATAGAAAGATCCTTGAGCAAAATAAAACAAATCCGGTGTGTTAGCATTGTGGGCATTTAAACCCGCAGTTGCTAAACTAGCATTTGTTGTAGGACTAAATAATCCTAACTTTTGAGAAGTCATCTGGATAGGGGATTGACCGGACGCTGTCTGGACATCTCCTGGAATAAACGTTTTTCTAAACGCATGACTAAAATAACTCATAATTAATAAATTTATTAAATAAACATTGAGGCCTTAAAAGGCCAATAAACAAACAAGAAGGTTTTATATAATAATATACGAAAAATAAATAAAACTCTTTGTATATTAATTATTTTTTTCAGCAGCCTGTTCTCCTCTTACCATTTGATTTGCATCACTTATATCACCTGCAAGAGTTGAAACAGCACTATCTATAATTATTTCTACTATATCATCTTTAAATTCAGAAGATATATCAGCAGCAACTGTATTTCCAGTATAAGGATCAACAGAACCTGCAATTTGAATTCTTCTAGGAGTTCTATAATAAATAAGAACAGGATCCATTACATAAAAATTTCTTCTCCAAATTCTTAATCCTGCTGTAGGTCCTTCTTCACCACCTTTTCCTTGAAATGTACAAAACGTTTCACACCATTCAAAATCAGGTCTTTTTAATGGATCTCTTAGTATAACATCTGTATTAGCTACTTCTGATTGATAAACAGTCATTGTTCTAGGTACAACACAAAAATTATTTGGATTTGTACCTGGAGCACAATAACATTTGTCTATAGTCAAACCAGGTCTAGTTACATCAATTTGATATTCAGTGGTTGTACCTTCAACATATTCTCCTTGAGAGTTCATTGTATAACCAACATCTCCCCAAGCATCCGGAGCAGTATCTTGAACTGCAGTACTTTCAAAAGCATCTGTTTGAAAATTATTTAAAGATAAAGTTTGTATTTCAACTGAAGTAGGATTAAACCAACATCCACTTAAAGTACAAAGACCATTACCATTATTAAATATATTTGGTACAGTATTTACCCAAGTATTTTGTAGATTACCATAATTATATTGATCTATATTAATTGTTCCCTGACCAGATAAACTAGGAATAGCATTAAATGTAGCTGGTACTTCACTACAATCAATATATTCATTATGAGGTCCTCCAACTAAGTAACCAGCAGTAGATTGATTACACATAGTAGTTAATAGAGTTGTATCTGCTAATATATCTCCTGCAGTTATATTACAATAATTACAAGCTGTACTTAAATCACCATTAGTATGAAATGGTAATATTATATTAGTATTATAAACATTAGTGCCTAAACCGTCACTAAACCACATACCTATTTCATTTATATTATGTTCCCAAGGTTGTTGTGTAACTATTTCTGTTGGTTGAATTGTAGGAGTTGAATCTCCAACAGCACCATAGCTACCCCAAGTAGAAACTACATTACCAGTAAAACCAGTAAGATCTGTAGAGGTATTTCCATTAGTTGTAAATGTAAATACCCTAAGATTAAATAACTCATCATAAGTTAATGTCATATCAGGTAACCAATAACCTTGTGTTGTATTAACTAAATCTAAAGTTTCTGTATTAGAAGTAATAGAGACACCTCCGTTAGATGGAAAACATTGTTGTGCTGCACACTCAACTTTTTTAAATTCTAAATAATCACCCCCTGCTTCAGGATCATAAATATCTGAAAAGTTAGTACAATTAAAATATCCAAATTCAGAATTATATTGAACATCAACACCTTCAAGTTTAACTGTTTTTAAAAGAAGACTGAGATCATCTATTCTTCGTTTAGACATCTCATCTCCTTCCTTACGCATATTGGTTCCTGCTAGTTGCCTTCTACACCATTCTAATTGTGCTTTATTAAAGGCTTCTGCAATTTCCCAAGATTTAATATTATCATAGTCTTGACTATCAATTTTATTTAATCTTTGCTTAAACTTTACTTGTAAGGTGTTATTATTCATTTATCTTGACCATTGATGTTCAACTTTTTCTAAAATATACATTAATACTTCATCATTTAAAGGACTAGATAAAAATTGCAAAGCGTCATCCATAGTTCTTCCTAATCTCTCACCTTTATCTGTATAAATAAACCCATCTGATTTATCCATCAAAATTCTATAATATCTAGCATCTGCTAATACAGCTGCTAATTTTATCTCTTCCATTGAAGATTTAGAAGTTTCTAAAAATATTTGAGCAGCTCTATTTCTATTTCTTTCTGATCCTTCACCATGTATGTATGCATCCATATCTTCATAAATTACATCATTAGGTGTTGAATTAGTATATCCCTCATATGTCTCAAGTACTTTTGCAACATATCTTAATTTTGTAGGATTACTATCATACAAATTCTGTAATGCTGCAAGAGCTCTATTTCTAACTTTAGAAGTTTTAGTTCTAGTATCAACTGTATCTTTTAAATTATCTAAGTAAAATTTACAACCGCTACCTCTTCTTTTAGCTTCTTCTAAATTTTTTGCAACAATAGAAAATCCACCAGCTTCAATTGCAAAGATCTTTATTAAATCATAAGGATCTTTTTTTGGATCTAAATACATAGGATCATTTCCAATCCTTACACTTATTTTAGACCAAAATTCATCATTGTTAGGTCTAAGTAACTTTACTTTATTCCAAAATTCTGGATCATCTACTTTAAGAACATTTTGTGCTAATTCTTTTTCTAATTCAGCAACAGCAGTTCTTATTTGTTTTACTTTAGCACTTCTTTTTGAAGACTCAAGTTGTTTAATTTCTGGAGCAAATTCATTTAATCCTGTAATATATCTTCTTACTCCATTAATATCTAAACAAGTTAATTGTTCTTCATGAAATACATTATCATAAAGAGATAACCCGTAACTTTCTAATCCCATGTTTTCTGCATCTGTAACAAAAGGACGTATTGCTATATTTTGATTTTTATCTTGTTGATACTTTTCAATCATTGTAAAATCTTCCATTGAAACTTCAGGTTCAGTGAAAGTTGGAGCAGTAGTTTCTATTGTATCAACTTGAGTATTTTCTACCACTTCTTTTTCAGTTGTTTTTTTCTTTGCCATTATTTAAAGGTTTTAAAAGTTTTTAAAATTAATTTAAATTTAAAAGAGGGACCGTTAAGATCCCTCTTCTAAATAAGAACATATTAGAATGATCCACCTGTTGTAGGATTCTTCATAACTATCTTCAATACCTTGGTAGGGTCTTTTACCCATATTGCCGGCATGGTTTGAGTCATATAAACTCTATAGCCATTGAATTGTCCAGAAGATTGGAATCCTTGAGTTCTTCCCATATAATCCATAGTTCCATTTTGGTAGAACCATTTTAATTGATTATCCCAATTTAATTTCAATAAGTGAATATTGTCATTTCCTTGGTCTGTTACATCAAAGATTATAAATGAATAAGAACTTAGAGGTCTTCCATCAATAAGAGGATTTTCAACATCATTAGTATGTAAGTTATCAAAAGCTGGATTCAGAACAAATTTTACATTTGCTAAGAATGGAATTACAAATGATGTAAATGACCATCCATAACCCATATCCATACCTTGACCTGTAACTGCACCAACATTATCAGCATTGATTACCCACGGATTACCTTGTCCATTATTGATCATACTAACATCATCTTTAATAGCTTTGTTAATCAGTTGCATACCACCGATACCTGTTTGTACAATTAATGATCTTTGTGGATCTGGTCCATCTAATTCAACTTTACCTTGATAGAAGTTATAAAGTTCAGACTTGAACATATCCAAGTTGAATGAAGCTTTATTATAAACTCTTTTAAATGAGTTGTCTAATTGTCTCCAAAGACCCACTGATAATCTAATATCATCTGGACCATCTTGTTTAACTCTACCTCCACGTCCCCACATTAGGTACGTTTCAATATCAGTTGCTATCTTAGAAAGATGAGCAGCTTCCATATTAGTAAGGAAAGTTCTAGAAAGATCACCGTTGTCAAACGCTCTTCTTACATAATCAGGACCCATTATTTCTACCATTGATTCTAATGAAGAAACAGAAGGATCTATTTGTCTGTCAAATGATCTCCAAATCTCAGTAACAGGAATAGTACCATCAGCATTCATTCCTCCTTTGATCATAAGATCAGCTCTAGAAGAAATAGAATAATGAACATGTGCTTCAGCTCCTCCTACAAAATTGTAGAATTCTCTGAAACCTGTTGAAGTTGTAAGATCTGAAAATCTTTCACCATATTCGCCACGTGCAGAACCTTTTCTAAAATATTTAGTTCCTGGCTTAAGATAAGTTGCCCTATCAAAAGTTGTAGCATTTGCATTGTTTACCATTTGAACAGTGTACACCCATCCTTCACCTGCTTCATAAATATCATCAGCCGTAATGTAAAGTTCAGCACCATTATACTTATCATAAGTAATAATGTCACCATGACCGAATGCTCTTTTACTAAGCATAATTTTAAATGTTGTACCGTCAGCACCAAAATAAGTACCTCCTGTTTCTATATCTTTAACGATATATGGTAAATCTTGAGTAACGGGAGTTTGCCACTTATACTCACCTCTAGCATTATCCACCATAATTGTATTCTGACCACCAAAAGATGCTAATTGATATAAAGGCATTTCTACCTTTTGAACTTGCGCCCAAATATCAATAGGACCCATATCCATGGGTTCAGTGTCCCCAAGCATATTTGTCAAGTGATAAGAATCAACATGTGAACTAGCTTTATAGTTTGTATCACGTAGGAAAATCCCATTATTTAAAACTGGAGTTGCCATAATTAAATTCTTTTTTTATTTGTTAAACATTAATTAAATTATATATTAAAACCTTTTAAATATATTTTTACTTCTTGGTAGTTTTCTTGTACCACCTTTATTTGTTTTTTCTTTACTTTCTATACTTGCTGCAGAACTTGCTTTTTGTGATTGAGCTGTTTTTAACTTTCTCACTGTTTTTTCTGTAGCAACTGTTTCACCCTTCTCCATCAATTTTTCTTTGTATCCTTTTGGATCTGCTAATAACCATAATGCTTCAGTTATTAACGGATAGTTTGGTTCAACAAACTGATACTTTTCAAGAAGGTGTCCTAACAAGTTTGTATTTTTTCCTGTTATAGATGGATAAGACGGTTCTACTAATCCATTATATAACAAAGATTGAGTCTTTCTATCTACTTTAATTTCATTAATCTCACCACCTTTTAAAGTCTCATATACATTTGCCATGTATTTTTCAGAAGCTTGTTGTTGTTGTTTCTTCTTCATTTCTTGCTCTTGCAATCTTTTTGCAACAACTTTTTCTTGCATCTTATCTAACTTTGGTTTAAATTTAGAAGCTTGTTTTTCAAGTTTTCCTAAATCTTTCCAAATTTCAATTTCTTCAGCAATCTCTTCTGAACTACCATAACCCGTTGCGCCTAAGTATTCTCTAATTATACGCTCTTGATCTTTTTCTTTTTTTATGTCTAAAGCTCTACTTTCTTCTACTTTTGATAAAGCTCCAAACAATCCTCTTAAATCTTTACCTCCATCTGCTACATATCTAGCAGCTATTTGTAATTCTTCAGGTAAACTTTTAAAAAACTGTTTAGGTGTTTCTTGTCTAACCTGATTTACTCTTTCATCTAAATTAGCTTGAATTAATTCTTCCCAATCTTTTGGACTATAGTCATCAAGCTCTTTATCATCATCAAAAGGAATTATTTTTTCATCTTTAATAAGTTTAGAAAAAACATCACTAATTCCTTCTATTTTCTTTCTTCCTTTTTTAGTAGGTTGTTCTATTACTTCTTCACTTTCTTCTAATTCTTTTAATCCTAAAACTTCTTCAACATCAACCTTTTCTTTAGGTTCTTGTGCTTTAGTAGTAGTTTTACTTTCTTCTTTCTTTTTTTCAACAACCTCATCTTTTATTTCTTCTTTTACCTCCTCCTTTACTTCTTCCTGTGGTTGTTCTTTTTTACTTTCATATAAGAAACTAGTATCAACAGGTTTCTTTCTACTGAAAATATTTGGTTTCTTTTCTTCAGTTGTAGTTTCTTCTGGCAGCGTTATTGAGTCTCCTCCTGGTGCTGCGTTAAAAATATCATTAAGGTCAACATCAACTTGTTCAACCTTTGTATCAACTATTTTGGTTTCTTTTTCAGCCATGGTTATTTGTTGTTTTAATTGTTATACATATATAATATACAAAAGATTTATAACTAAACCTTAAAAATTTTTTTCAATTTAAAAAATTATTACAGTATATAGCTATAATTACTTTTTCTTCTTATCATCACTCTTTTTTTTGGTAGATTCAACATCATACTTATTTTTATTTTCACGTGCAATTTCTAGATTTTTATTAGCAATTTCTCTTTGAGTTGCTAATTTTTCTCTATCAATATTCATTTTTGCTTGATCATTAGCATTTTTAGTGGCAGCTTCTTGTCTTTTAAAATTCATTTGCTCTCTATATTCATCTCTTTTACGCATATCTTGCATTGCATCTTTAAAGTCACTTTGCATATTTTGATCAATATCAACCTGTGATCCATAACTTGCAGCTCTTATTTCAGCAACCATAAGATCTTTCTTACGGTTCTCAGCATTTTCTTTACTTTGGAATTCACGTTCTGCTTGCTTCTCTTGAGCTTGAGCTTGAATTTGTTCTTGCTGCATTTTTTGTTGTTGCTGCATTTCTGCTTGTTTTTGTTCTTTTTGTTTAGCTTCAGAATCTTTAAGTATATCTGTAACTTCAGCAATAGAATCAGCTTTAATAATACTTCCAAGATCATATATACTCGCTCCTGCTGTATTATTTTGAATAGCTAATTGTTTCAATTGATCTAATATTGCTCTATGATTTGTTCTTGTTGTACAGAAAATATTAAATTCTCTCATTAATAAATCTTTACCATTCATTTGGAAATTAACTTTTTCTGCTTCACTAGATATATAATTTAATCTAATACTTGGTGCACTACTATGATAATATTGAGAAACATCTGTTCTCATTTGATGTACTCTTGGCATTAGATTATCTGAATGTTGTACAAAATACATTTCAGTTTGAGCAAAAGATTGTTGCATTGCTTGCTGTACTCCAGTTGCAGTTTGTCTTGCAATCTCTTGTCCCATTCTTTGTTGATTAACACCAATAGCTTCAAATGCTTGTTGTTTAAAATGATTTGCTAATTGAATTCTAGACATTAATCTATTTGTTTGTTCCATATTTAATGTCTGATAATGATTAAAGTTTGTAGCATTTTCTGTGTTAGTAATGGAAGTATCTAGTGGTAACATTCCAAAATCTTTCATTGCTACATATGCTTTAGCCATATTATTCTTACCCCAGTCTTCTCCCATAGAATGACGTGGTAATGCATTTTGATCAAACATAATTACAGTACCAAGTTCATCTACAAGTATATCAGCTATCTGATTATTTACCATATTATAACCAACTTGATATGCTTTCATAAGATCAACAAGTGAAGTAGATCTAGTATTTCTATCAGAGAATACTCTACCTTCTACTGGAAGTTTACATCCGTATAAAGAATTTTCTCCTTTAAATTGAAATTGAAGTCTACCAGGTTTAGTTGCATTAATACCAACATATATTGGATTTAATTCTGTTGCTGTTTGTCTCCATGTTGCTGGCATATTAGGTCCAATTTTAACACCTCCCCATACTTCATTAATCCATATCCAGTCTATATGTTCTCCATATGCAAGATTATCTCTTGTTTTATCTTTAAATAAATTTGTATTATAAACAGGTTTTTCTGAAAGTTTAAAGTTTTCATCAACAACTTTTTGAATAACTTTTCCATTTTCCATTACACGTGTTAAATGTCCAACTTTTCTTTGTGTTTTCCAATAAGCTGTTGTAACTCTTAACATATTTCTTTCACCCCATAATGCTACATCTTCACCTTCATTTAAAATCCATTTAACTATATCATTACCTGCATCAGGTGAATTTTGCCAATTACTAACAAATTGTCTATAACCTAATGAAGGCATATCTGTATTCCATTTGTGTGATCTAGTAGGATCATAAAATGTTCCATCATTTTGATAACCTTGTATATTATACTTTACATTTTTAGCAGGATAAATCTTTTCTAATGAACTTAATTGTTTTTCAGTCATAAGATATCCAAATGAATCTACAACATCAGAAACTGTCATCATTTCACATTTACCAACATAATTAGAATCTGATATATATCTAGCATCAGGAGACTTTTGATAAAATGTTAAAGCTGGATTCCATAATTCAACATGATAATCATCTTCCATCATTTTAAAATGCCAGAATTCTCTATCACAAATAAGCATATCCCTAAAACCTCTTTCTTCTAGTTCATACATTTTAAATCTTTCTTCATCAACTGTTAATTGGTGAGAAGCCCATTCTTCAACCATACTTCTATAATCTTTAGAAAAGAAATCTTCTATTTCTGGAAGTGTTTTAAGCTTATTAGGATCAAGATGTTCTTTAGCTTCTTTAGATTTAGGATCCATACCCATCTTAACCATCCTCATTGTTACCTTTGCCTTAGCATCTGCTAAAAGAGTATCTTCAACCATTTTTCTTTTTGATTCAAGCATCTCATTATATGACAAATCATCAACAGCTCTAAATTGTACTTTTGTAAATCTTTTAGAAAATTCTCCTGTAAGAACATTTATTACATTTGGTATAATAGGATAGAATTTAAGTTCTAAAGCAGAATCATCTGATTTAGTTAATACATCCATAAGATCTTTATAATCATTATCTTCTTCAACTATATAATCAGTTTTATCAATAATACCTTTTGCTAATTTATAATTTTTAAGAACTTTTCTAGAAGTTTTTCTTAAATACTCCATACCTTCTAATTCTAACCAGTCTAAATTCCAAGCCGCCCAAGAATCATCTTTTTTCTTAGCTGGTAAAAACTGTACAGGTTGCGTCAAACTAGCTGTAGAAGGATAATCCTTGCTATCAGCCTTAGCACCTTTTTTCATTTGTAAGGCATTAAGTACTCTCATATTATTTTTTATTTATTGTATATTTAATAGATACCTTTCCATAAGATGATGTAGTTGTCCAGTTTGATATATATCCTGTTGAAGTGGTTGTCCAATATTTACTCATTTATTTTATGTTTTTAAATGGAGACTTTTTAAATTTAGTTTTTCCAAGTCTTTTACTTCTTCCTAAATTTTTAAAAGGCCTACTAGATAATTTATACATTTTTTGTGATTTTTCCAAGCTATCCTTAGACTTATCTTCTTCTTTACGCTTTAAATAACCTCTATTAGCTTGTTGTAATCTTGCAAATGCTATTAATGCAGAAAATGCTACAAGTCTATCTACATTCAATCCTGGGAAATATTGCATCATTTCTGTTAATAACATTTTGTCAGGAATTCTTTCAACTCCTAATGTTGTTTTTATTATGTTTCCATGTTCATCTGTGTCCTGATATATCTCTTCTCTAACAAATTCTATAGCGTATGAAACAAGATGATTTTTAAATAATACTCCTGTATTTTTCCATCCATATTCTTGAAATACATTATTATTTGATCCAAGATCTTTTAGAAATACTATTTGTTGTTTTGGTACTAAATATTTTTGTTTTTTTCTAGCTATCATATGTTGAATAAAAAGAGATATATTATTTTCAACTAATGTCCAAGCATTATACCATTCTATTATAAGTTCTAGTTGTTCATGTGTTTTATTTATATCATCATATCTACCACACCAAGAAGCTACAATTTTATCACCTTCTATAAATGTTTCTAACCCTTCTTTAGTTTGTCTAGTTACTTCTATTGGATTTTTATAAACAAATATACTACATAAAGAATCTGATGTAGTTGTTTTACCTTCTGATACAGGGTCAATAGATGCATAGTACATGCTAAAGCTTGGATTTTTTACAGGCTTTTCCCATACAACTAATGATCCAGTTTTATCTTCCATTTTTTTATTTACAGGAAATGTAGATATAGGAAGTTTACTTGTTTTACTTGCTTTAATCCCACTACTAGTTCTTTCAAGTTTTACAAATTCATATGCGTATTCTTTTTCATCAATTCTTCTAAGTTGTTTAGATATTACAGCTTGTGGAAATATTGCCTCTTTTCTATAAGCAAATGCTTCAGCAATATCTATTGGTTTTTGAGATATTCTTAATTGATACTGTTCTGGAGTTAAATCTTTTTTCCATTGAGCTCTTTCTTCTTTTATAGCATTTAAAGCTTGCTCAATTAATGTATTACCATATTTATCAATATGAGGAGGCATAGACCATTGCTCTGGAATAAATAATCCACAAGCACCTATGGTTCCTTTATCATCCATTAAATTTGTTTCTACAGCATATATATCATTTCCTTGTGGATTTAATATCATTTGTTTTAATGGCTCACATTGATCAAGATCACCCACTGATCCTGCCGCAATAAACATACCTGTAGTCATCATACCTGATGTCATTGCTGGTCTAATATATTCAAATGTTTGATCCATCTTTGGAGCAATACCAGCTTCTTCATGAAAGAAGTAAGTACATGGTCCACCAACACCAGTAGTTGGATTTTTCTCAAAGGAAGCACCTTGTATTTTAGACATAAGACCTTTATTAGTCTTTCTATTATTTATTCTAACCTCAATCTTTTGTTCCCATAATAAAACTTTTTCTGGAGTACAAGGTCTATACCAAGCAGTATGTTCATTAAGAAAAGTTTTATATTCATCTAAAAATTTCCAAGATCCTTTATCATTTATATAATCTTTAAGTGATGCACCTATTTTACAAATAGACCCTTCTTCAAACCAAAATTGGTTTAAGCATTTAGCCATATGAAAATAGGATGAAGCTATTTGACGTTTTTTAAGAATAGCTGCATGTCTATGATGTAATTCTGCTAATAATTCATATAATGCCATATGATATTGAGCATCTCTTACTTTAGCAAATCCATAATGTTTTTCTTCTTTATCAAAAATAGGTAAGAAATTTAACCACATGTAATAATCTCTTGTAAGATAAAATATATTTTTTTCACCATAGAATATTGCACCTTCTCTACATTTTTCTTTTTCAAGATTCCAATATTTAATATAATCTTTAGATCTAAAAGGTTTATTACAATAAAACCCTTGATCATTAAATATATTAGCTTGCTCATTAAATAACAAGGCAGTCTCATCAAATTGATACTGCCCTGGTTCTTTAAAAAGTGTTAAAATAAAATTAGTAAAATCTTCTTTTGTTTCAAATTCCTTATAATCCCATTTATCATCTTTATATGTAGGAATTTTTTTATACATGCTTTAATTTACATACTACAGCATCAGTATGTAATAATATATGCTTTTCACCCTGATGTATAAATTCTTTATCTTCAATAGACATGTTTATAACCCATTGTATAAAATCTCCAACTTCAATACCTTCTACATCAGGTCCTGCAGCAACTACAGTACCTTGAGGTTTTTGTTGTACTTGAGAATCAGGAAGTATAATTCCTGAATTTGTTTGTTCTACTTTTTCTACTGGTTTAATTAAAATTCTTTTACCAATAGGTATTACTTCATAATTTTCAATATTTTCTTTTATCATAGTTTTTAAATTTATAGTTGATCATAAGCTAATCCCTGTCCACCACGGACAGAGCTTTGTTGTTCATTTTTCATATCAGTATATGCTCCTTTAAATGATTGTCTAATTTGATCAAACTTAGCAGCAGTATTTACTAATGAAGTTAAATTTCCATCTCTACCATGTTCAATAGATGTGGTTTCCATATATCTAGCTAATCTATCAAGCATTGTTTTAATTCCTTTATATGCTCTATAGGTAGGAGTTTGATACATATCTTTACAAATATCAAGAGCTTGTCTTATTTCTCCATCTTCTGTAGATTCTTCTAATTCTATCTCTTCTATAATCATATCTTCTTTTTCATGCTCAGGCATATTGAAAAAAGGATTCATATCTGGATCTGGACATGTCATATAAAATATATATTGATATACAGATAAATATGTATCTGGATATTTATCCATTATTTTCTTTAAAGACTTTAATGTATAACAATGTTCACTAGGAACAACTTTACCATTTTGTATATCAAATAATTTTACTAACATATTGGATTATCTTTTAACCACATCATAAGACTTTGTATTTCATCTTTTAAATATGGTAATTCATATATAATTACTTCTTTTACAACAGGTTCTCCATTTACATATTTACTTATAGGATATCCATATTTATCTTTACCCTCTTCTTCAAATATTACATGTTGTATTTTTAAATCTCCAACTTTAAGTTTAGGATTATGTTTTTTAATAATATAAGCATATAAACTTAATTGTAAGTTATAATGTTTAAGATTACAATCATCTAAATGACTAACAGGATTATACATTTTAGAAACAATACCTTCCCAATTTTTAAATCCTTTTTTCTTTATTTCTTTATTAGTTTTATAATCAAGAATATTTATTTTACCATTTACTATACTAACAAGATCTGCTTGTCCACATAAACCAGCAGATTTTAAATAAACAAAATGTTCTGGATAAACACCATCTTTTAATTTTTGTTCTGGTGCAATTTTAATTCCGTTTTTATCAGTAATAGGTTCTATTATTGGAACTTCTACACCATCTCTTTCTATTGTAGAAAACTCTAATAATCTTTTTTCTCTTTCATCATGATACCAATTACCTAATTTAATAGCTCTTTCAGATTCTTTATTCCAAATTTCTAATATTTCTTTTGGAGGTATTTTATACCATTTAGATCTTTTATTTTTAGATGATTTTTTTGATTGTGCTTCTGCATCAAATTTTGGTTTAAACATACCTACAAATGATGTAACACTTGTCCACTTAATTTGATCTTTTTCAAGATTTTCATCAAGTGTTTCATAAACATGACCATCTGATTTAAATATTACTGGCATCTTTTTTGTTTTTATTTTTCTCTTTTATTTTTTCATTTCTGCTTTCTAAGATTTGTTGTTTAATCTTTTTTTCTCCCTCCTTATTAACAACAGCTGTCCAACGTCCTTTTGGACAACTAGATGATAAAGCTCTTAATTTAAGACCTAAACTACATCCACAATCTGCACAACATGGTTGTGTAGTAGGTACTGCACACTTATCTCCTTTTTCATCTAATGAAGGACAATTTAAACATTGCATCCATCTAATATCTGCAATTTGTTCAACATCATCCTTTTTAAAAATTTTATTTTTTACACCCTCCATAATTTTATCCATATTATTGAAGGCTCCAATAATTTTATTCCACTTCATTTTTAAAGTCTTTTTTTTGTTGTATTTTTTTATTTAACATATTTAAAGCATTTTCCATTTGCTTTAATTTATTTTTAACAGGTACATATTTATCATATCCTTTATATGTCATTTTTTCAAGATTACCTATTATATCTTTGTTCTTTTTTATATTTTTTTCTAATCTTTTTTTTCTTAATATAAAAGTTCCTAATCCTGCAACATTAATGTGTGTATCTTTTAAATCAGATAAACTTTTCCTTAGCTTACCATAATAAAATGTTACTAAATCATCAACTACATCTTTATGTACATCTATCTCTTCTGCAACATCTTTAAAAAAAGATTTATGATTCTTAGGCTTCAACTCCTAAAATTTTATAATCTAATAAAATAGTTCCTTCTGTTTGAACATTCATATCAACATTTATACTAATGGTTTTTTTATTAGATCCGTTTTTAATAATTAATTTTTTCTTTTCTGCTTTTGTTAAGGCATTTCTACAAGATTGTGCACTTTTAAAAATTCCTTTTTTTGATATATCTTCACAAAATAATGTTAACTCTTTAGTTCCACATTTTGCTAATTCAGATAAACATTCAAGATCTGAATTACTTATTTGTATATCATTTAGAAAGCAATGAGTAAGGATTTGATATTTAATAACATCATCCTTACTCATCTTAACTTTCTTATTTACTTTATTAACTATAGCCATGAAGTTAATATTTTATTACTTTCTAGTAATGTATAAGTAAATCTATTTCCCCAAGTATTTCTAGCTTTTCTACATATACTCATAAATTCTCTCCAGTCATTATTAGCTGCAATTACTTGGCAACCTGCTGACCATTTATCTACTTGCGTAGATTTTTTATTAGCATATTTAGTGGCTCTATGAATATTAATTCCAAATAAACCAGTTTGTACAGATTCTTCATAAAGATTATACCATTGATCACGGTTATCATCTCTATATACTGAAACAGGTCTATCTTGTCCTAATGCTTCATATCTACCTTGGTGTTTTCTAATAATATGACTTCCTTTATATTGACCAGGTTTAAGTATAGCTACACCCTCTTTTCTCATTATATTTTCTACCCAATGAGTTCCTGGATCTGTAGTACAATCATAACAATGAAAATGCCATGTACCACCTTTGCCATTTTTATCAGTTCCTGTCTTATATGATAAAGTTATCTTATCATCAAATCTGTTAGTAACTTCAGTGCCAGACTCAGAATTTCTAATTCCTACAATGTTAAGGTTATAATCACCTTTTTCAAACCATGCATAATCAGTCATCTGCTTTATAGTCTGCTCTATCTGTTCTCTTGTAACTTTAATTTCTTTAATCATTACTTTCAGTTTTTTTTAGAGTTCTTTTTTTACTTTCAGGTTTAGCAGGCTCTAGTTTAGTTACACGTGATTCCATATTTGGTGTAGGAGGAGCAGGAGCCTTTACACCTTCAGGTGGTGTAGCTGCCATTTTAGTCATAAAAGCTTGTGCTTGCATTCTTTCAGCACGACACTTTTCAATGTCTTTAAGTAAATTTTCATACTCTAATTGAGTTTTTAAATGTGGAATATGATCAGAATAATAATTTGTGATCTCATCCCTTTTTGCAGTTAACTCTTCTTGTGAAAGTTCAACTGCTTCTTTTGGATTTTCTTTTTTATCCGCCATGATTTTTAAATTTTAAAATTAATAACTAGGCAAATATATAAAAAAAGTTTAAATAAAAGAAGTTTATTGAAAAAATTTATTTTTTAAGATTCTATATTAGCATTTTGATTTGATAATTCAGTCTTTGTAATCCAGCTAACAGCATATGCAGAATTATCTAATGCTAATAAAAGATCATATTCATCTGGATATTCAAACGGTGTATCAAATAGATCTACAGTATATCCTTTTTTTATTAAAAAACTTTTTAATATTTCTACTGTAGTTGTTGAACTATGTAATTTGATAGTAACATATATATCAGTTGTATCTATATTACTTATTTTACAAGAATGTACTTTATAGGTAAATCCATTATTTGTTCTAGCATGTCCTATTAATTGGTTATCTGTATTACCTGTATGATTCTGTTTTATATTATATATCATAATTTTAAGTCTTTATAAGAATTAGTTTACCTCCAAAAAAGAAATCTCTTGATTCACCTACAATTAATTTTATTGAAATAGTTTTTGTTCCATCTCCAACAACATTTGAAGAAAAAGTACAAACACTACCTACTGCAGTAGCACTTCCTCTAGATGTTACTGTTGATGCATTTAATGCACTTTCAAATGGTTGAAATGTATTAGTTCCAGTATCTCCATATATAACACAACTAGTGGCAGTAAATCCAAGAGGTATAACTTTCTCTATAAAACCTGATTGGCCACTATGAGAAGCCCATTCACCTCCACTTAAACCTTCCATACCCCATGCACACGCCCCTCTAGCATCTGACATTCCTTGAAAATCAGTGGCAGTAATAGGAATATAATATACACTACTCACATATTGTATATCTCCTATATTACCACCTCTATATAACCCCGTTGTATTTACATAATTAGTTGCAGCTCCTACCTCTAATTGTATATTTGCCGCAGAATCTAATGTAACTGTTGTTCCAGCTAATTCTATAGTTCCAGAACGTGAAATTATACCACTTGATATACTTGTATCTTCAGCTGTGATAGCACTACTACCAGTTCCAGATAATATAGCATTATCAGTTAAAGAAGTTGCTCCTGTTCCTCCATCACCTACTGCTAATGTTCCTGTAATACTAGAAGCTCCTAAATCCATTGATAATTCTGTAGAATCTATAACTATTCCACTATCTGCTTTAATATCTGCACTAAATGTAGTACCAGAAAGATCTAAACCATCTCCAGCTGAATATGTAGTATTAGTATCTGTAGCATTAATAGTAACTGTTCTACCTGAAACAGCTGTTGTTACATTTGTACCCCCAGTAAATGTAAATGTTCCTGAACTTGTAATTGCTGTACCTGATCCAGAATCTGCTGCAGGTGTTATAGAAGTTACAGTACCACTACCTGAAGCATTAGTAGTCCAAGTTAAAACACCATTACCATCAGTAGTTAGTACTTGTCCTGCAGTACCATCATCATTAGGTAAGGTTAATTCATAAGAGTATTGATTATCTGGAGGTGTAAGAAGAACTCCTCCAATTAAAAGATCACTAAATACAGGATGTTTTCCTATCCATTTCATATTTTTTATTTTTTAACAATCTGGACATGGAGTTACAGATCCTGGTATTCCCATAGGTTCACCATCAATATCATAACAACCTATAATATCTAAAACAGGGCTAACTTCAGTGGGATTTGGACCTTCCCATGCATATGCTATATTATTAGGATCAAGTTTACAAGCTTCTTCTATATGACATGTATATGCAGAATTATAATTCCAATCAGAAGGATTTGTACAACCATAACAACAATTAGGATTACCTTTCCAACCTTCTGTTAAATAATCTGTTCCATTTGCCCAACAATCACAATTTTCATTAGTTGTACTTGTTGTTGCAAAGAAAAAAGTTTCTGGTATATATTGAGCTACTGCTTGAGGTATTTCATTAAGTTCTGTATTGTATCCATCATTAAATCCACCCATGTCATTATAAGCTTGATTAAAAGCTTCTTGCCACTCAGGTTCACTATAATCTTCAGGTGCGGGTAAACCCTGAATCATAAGTGCTATATATTGATTTATTAAATCTTGATTCATTACTTCTTAGCAAATTTTTCAATACCACTAATACCAAAGCATCCTAATACAACCCATACAAATGAATCATATACAAACTCGTTTATTACTAAATCATAACCATACCAGCCAGTTGCTAGATCAGCCATCATTATTACACACATTATTACAAAGGCTACAAAGCCTATGATTGATTTTTCATTCCAATCATTATTATCTTTAAATATATTCATTGTTTATCTTACTTTTATTCTTCTTTTTCTTCCTTTAGGTTTTCTCCCAGTAACTGTTGGGATTCTTATTCTTTTTTCACTAGTTATATCACCATTTATATCTCTACTATTAAACATAGGGTTTATTTTTTTATTAAGTTCTTTAATATTAAAGTATCTTGTCATTGTCATTGCAGTATGCCAATTATAATTTCTTTTTAGTAAGTTAACTAAAATCTGTAAAAATTTTCTATGATATTTTTTACCTGTTCTTTTTATTTTAAGTTTTTTAGCTTTACTCAGCATACCAATACAAATTCCCATATGTGAATTTTCACCTAAACAAACAGGATCTCTTCTAAGAGTAGATTTTTTTGATCTATCTCTAGGATATGATCTAGCTATTCCTTTACCTGTTGATCTTTTTCTTTTTGACTTATAAGGTGTACTCATATATTATATACTTTTACGTTTACCTCCGTTATATTCTACGGCATGACCTTCTTGTACGAGACAATCATTTACGCAAACTTTTGTTATTACATCTTTTCCTGCAATTTTATCTATTAGTAATCTACCAAGAACTCTACCATACTTACCAAGTTCTTGTGATTCTAATTCAAAGTGATTAGCAGCTCCATCTAACATTTCAATTAATCTTTCTTTTGCAGCCAATCCTAATTTCTTTTCAACCTTATTTCTAGTTCTAGACTCTGGTGCATTAATGCCAGCAAGTCTTATTCTTTTTTTAATCTTAACATCAAAGCCAAGATCTATTTCTGCATCAATAGTGTCACCATCCACTACTCTGATACATTTTGCATTATAATTATACATAATTATCTAATATTTTTTTTAATTCTGCACACTTCTCATACTCCTCTTCATCTTCAAAATAATGAATTAGATCCTCTACGACTTGTTCATCCCAACCATCACCTGGATCATAAATTAATATTGCTTGTTGACCAAAAGCACTTTTAACATTCATCAATTCTTCAAAAGTTATTTTTTTAGTTACAACTTTATACGAATTTTCAAACGCTTTCTGGACCATCATTTGTTCCATTTCATATTTTTCTGCTTCGCTTAATTCAGGAAGACGTTCTTCATTATGTTCTTGATCACTCATATTATTTAAAATTTTTGCTAATATATAAAAAATAAATGAAGAGTGAGGACTTGTTGCTATGTGATAACAAGATTGGGCCCGACCAACAGAGGTCCCCATAATCTTCAAAAAAAAAATACTATCCGTCAGTAGTTGCTGCACATGCAGTTATACCAGCAAAATTACTACCAGTATCTACCGCATCATAAACAACAATAAAACCTCTGTCATATTTAGCATTTGGATCACCAACAGTAATTGGTGAGTTGATTGCAGCTACAAGAGACTTCATAAAGTCTTTCTCAAAGCTTGCACCTCCAGCATGTGTAAGATTAACATACACGTGTCTTTTGGTTCCCCAAGATTCATCATCTGCACCATAGTCAGCTTGAGCATAATCATTACCAGTAAACGTCATTCTAATATTAGTACCTGACGTTGCTGCCACTGATGTAAGCTTTTTAGCTTGAACTATGATGTCATTATCTGCTGCGGATCTAAAATATAAATAAGGTTCTGCAGCGACCATTGTATCAAATTGTGCCATAACATAAAAAATTTAAAAATTTAACATAAAGGGACGTATCTATTTCTAAACACCTGTCCCCAACCTAAACATAATAAACACGACCATTATATATACATACGACATTTATCTTCACCCAATAAGTAATAATTAATATACTTTGGTGTATTTATATAGGGATGAATGTGCAACTGCACAAGCCTTTTTGTAAAGGATGGGGCTGTATACTCAATCCCCCCTACTATATAATATAAGAAATTTCCTCCCCAAATAGAAATTTTGTATGTATTAAGTTCTTGTGGGGTCCTATAGTTCCGCTCCCCTCCTAGATTTTGGTTGGGGAGTACCCCCTGTAATTAACCACGTTTAATTAACCAGTATACTATGAAAGACTTATTCTTCCATAAGTATGCAGTTGACAGTGAAGGTAATAACCTTAACAGTGTCATCTGCAAGACTGAGTGCATTGAACGTAAGGAACTTACCTTAAATGGTAAGACTGCTCACACGCGTACCCAAGGGAACGCTCAGTTTTGTCTTCTGATAATTACTGACGCTAATGGTAACACCATTGACCCGCGTATGTATGAGTTTAAGCCTAATCAGGTTCTTGAAGGTATCTGTGATAGTGGCCAACCGGTCATTGATCAGAAGACCGGAGAGCCAACAGGCTTGAACTGGGCAGAGCCTTACGTCAAGGTCTCAGTAGAAGACTAGCTGCCGCTAGTGCTTCCTTCGGACCCAGCTTATGGTCTGTTACTCAAGTAAGCAAACCCAGAGTCTAGGTGAAAGCAGACTCTTGGTTTTAGGCTGATATAATGTCTTGACATCTTATCTTTCTAGTGGTATAAAATCCGCGTAACATTTACTAGATTTATCATGAAACAGATAGACATCTAACCAATTATACAGTTAATCTATTAATTATAGTAGATTAGCTGTTAATTGTGTGGTTAATTTTATTTTTTTGTGTGTGAATCTTTAAAAGGGTGGTCAATAATCCCACATTATACCACTTTAAAAGAAATAATGTTATGGTTAATACCATAATATATAATATAGCTATAACTAGAGCATAAACCTTCAATGGGGTATTGATACAGTGATTGACTCTTGAGTTGCAAATCTTGAGTCCATGTTTATCATAACTCTGGTTATAGTCTATTGTTCTCTCTCTATAGGATAAGAG